GCATACTACTCTGGTGTTAATAGTGATGGTGAGTTATTTGTTGGTAACCAGGTTATTAACCCAGTTACAGGTCAGATAACTAATGAGGATATTGCACAACTTAACGTGTTGGGTGAAGAGGGCACAACTATTGAGACATTCTCAGAGTTGGTCTTAACTGACAAACTAACCGTAATTGGTGGTGCATCTAACCAGTTAGAATCTGTATTCTCAGGTCCTGTTACTTTCCAAAAGAAAGTTACATCACAGGATGAAGTCCAGTCACTAGAGTTTACATACTCTAACGACGACGGCACAGTGCTGAGAAAAACATTCCTAGCTGAGGATGACGGATCTGGATTACCTGTTACACAGGCAGGGTCTGCATTCAACTCAGGAGACATGTGTTACAACATTGATTGGCAACCAGGTCAAGCACTTGGTTGGATTTATGATGCAGGCACATGGTATAAGTTTGGTTTGAGTGATACTTCACCCATCACATCAAATCGTTATAGTGGCGTCACACACTATGGTGTTGGTATAGCACCTGATGCTACAAATAGAATGAAGATTGGTGGTAACTTCTACATCGATGGCAACCTTGATGTATCAGGTAACTATGGATCAGCAGATAAGTATACACTTGCAACTGGTTTAGCAAACTCTAACAACGGCACAACATATAGTGGCGATGGAGCAACTGCAACCTTTGCTATATCTGCAGGTCATACTTCATACTCACTCTTGGTATTCCTTAATGGAGTATGTCAAGTGCCAGGTGTTGATTATCAAGTGAGTGGAAACTCAGTTGACTTCTCTATAGGTACAGTGCCTCAATCAGGAGACACTATACATGTAAGAGAATTGGTTATCTAAATAAAATATCGAGAGGAAGTAGATGTCTACTAAGATTAATGGTAATCAGATTGACGCTGCCACAAGAGCAATTATTACTGCTCTAACTGTGACAGAGCAGATCAACCTGCCTTCCCTTACTCAAACAGCAATTAATGGTCTCGGTACACCTGCCTTTGGTACTTTGGTTTATAATGCAACCGAAGACATGGCACAGATTTATCTTCAAGATGCTGCACAGGGTGTGCCAGGTTGGGACGACGTAGGTGGTGGAGGACCTTCTGTTGGAGAGGATTCTATCATTCGTACAAATGGTCCTACAATCGGTGAGAGTTTAACAATAGGACCTACAGCAAATGGTGGAGTTGAATTCACCAATGGTTTTACAGCAGGTCCTGTAGAAGTAGCAAGTGGATATACAGTTACCATTGAAAATGGTGCATCATGGTTTATTCTTGGTGGAGAAGAGAATGACCTAAAAGAGGGAGAGGTTGTGCAGGCAAAGTTTGCATCCACACCGCCAGATCGTTATCTTATAAGATCTAATGAGTTGGCACAAATTCCTAACCTAGAGGTATCGATTGCACCTACACATACAAACTCTAAGATTGTATTGATAGCAATGGTAAGCTCTACATGTTCCCACGTCACGTCATTTGGTTTCTTCCGTGATGGTAATCTAATTACTAGTGGACTCTCTGGTAATAGTAATGTAAGTAATGGAGCTGTTACAACCCAATATGAAGGATCTGGTTATGATAATGCTTCTTATATGTATTCAGTACCTGTCCACTATCATGATTCACCTGGCACAACTAACGCTGTCACATATACCGTTGGTGCTTCTGCATCATGGGGTGGGTCGATACGAGATCTCTATATAAATGATAGGGATAGTAATGACATGAGAGGTGTCAGCACACTTTTAGCACTAGAGGTGAGAGGTAACTAATGATTGAATCTGATTGGAAAAAGTTTTGTGAAAGAGTAAGGGATAAGCAAACCATTGCTCAAGATGAGGTTGTAATTAAGGAAGCAATCGAAGCATTGCATCCTGGTCAATCATATACAATGACAAACATTGATCCTTATAGAATTGTATTTAATGATAATAGAGATTATGATCCAGTTGCAATTCTAACTAAAGTCAAAGAGATGAATTACACCGTCACTAACTTTAGACCTACAACAAGTGAATTGCTTGACAAACTATGGAAAGACATAGACGCAGGTACGCTAAATACCTCTGGGACTTTCTATGAAGCACTGAAACCCTTTATAAGTTAACATGGCACTATTAAGAGTAAATACAATTCAAGATACGTCAGGTGTTAATGGTTTTAGTATCACTAACACTACCATCTCAATTAATGGTACATTGACTGTTAGTGATCTAGTAGTAAACGGAGTTATCTCTGGATCTTCATCTTATATTGTACCGTCACAGTCTGGTCAAGGTGGAAAGTTTATGACTACTGATGGATCTAATCCGTCATGGTCAGCATTGACAACAAGATCTGGAATCAGATCAATGTCAGTGTTTACTGGTAATGGCACATGGAATAGACCAAATGATTGTAAAAACATCATGGTAACATGTGTTGGAGCAGGTGGTGGAGGATCAGGTTATTGCGAAGCAGGTGGTGCAGGCGGTATGTCACAACGTCAAGTTGACGTGACAAACGTTTCATCTGTATCAGTAACAGTAGGAAATCCTGGTGGTGGCACAAACTACTCAGGGTGTGGTGGTAATGGAAACACATCATCATTCGGGTCATACTGTAGTGCATCTGGTGGAGTAGGAGCTAATTGCTCTCAGCAACACGCAGGTGGATATGGTGGAAACGGTAGTGGTGGATCATTGAATGTGCATGGTGGCGGGGGTAATGGTCATGGGTCACACCATAGTTATGGTAACTATACATCTGGTGTGAGTTATTATGGAGGTGGACAACCTGCAGGACATAACCAAGTAAACTGGTCACATAGACATGAATTACACGCAGCGTGGGGATCTGGTGGAAATGGATCTCGACATAGTAACAGAGGTGCCCGAGGTCGTGAGGGTATTGTTGTTGTGCATGAGTATTGGGGTTAACTAATGAGTCTATTAAAAGTATCATCTATTAATGATCTAACCGACACAGGTGGATTTTCTCTATCTAATGGTGGAGTAACTGCTACACTTCCTTTGGTAGTAGGTAATATTGTAATCAATGGAGCGATATCAGGTAACTCTGGACATATCATTCCAAGACAGGCAGGTAATGCCGAGAAATTATTGCAAACTGATGGATCTAACCTTTCATGGGTAGAAGCAGCAGGTCTTGCAGGTATTAGAAGTATGAATGTGTGGACAGGCAACGGCACATGGAATAGACCGTCTGACTGCACTAGTATCATGGTTACAGCCGTCGGAGCAGGTGGTGGTGGATCAGGATATTGTGAGTCAGGCGGAGCAGGAGGAATGTCTCAGCGTGTCATCGACGTAACAAATGTAACATCTGTATCAGTAACAGTAGGAAATCCTGGCGGAGGTACAAACTACGCAGGATGTGGTGGAAACGGTAACTCTTCAAGTTTCGGATCCTATGTGACTGGTGCAGGTGGAGGAGGATCAAATTGTATTCAGCAGCACGAAGGTGGTTTAGGGGGAGAAGGTATTGGTGGCACACTAAACGTATTTGGTGGAGGAGGAAACGCCCACGGATCTCATCATTCCTACGGAAACCACGCAGGAGGAGCAAGTTACTACGGAGGATCACAACCGTCTTCTCACAACCAAAGTAACTATAGTCATAGACATGAAGGTCACTCAGCATGGGGTGCAGGTGGTAATGGATCACAGCATGGAAACCGAGGTGCTAGTGGTAGACAAGGTGTTGTCGTAGTCCACGAATACTACGGTAAACCAGTAACTGCAGATACCAGTTATGGCACATCATCTGGTAACCCTGCAACATCAGCAGAGGAAATCAAGGTTAGAAATCCTAATGCAGGTGATGGAGTTTATTGGATAAACTTTGGTGGCACTGTCAGACAAATCTATTGTCTAATGGATAATAGATGGTTAGGTGGTGGATGGATGATGGGTATGAAAGCAACTAGAGGCACCACATTTAACTGGGATTCTAGTTACTGGACATCTAACAACGTCCTTAATGAGTCACAATATAATACTAATGATGGTGACGCTAAGTTTGAGACCATGAATAAGTTTGCAGCGAAAGATATTTTAGGTATCTGGCCAGATATAGGTAATGGTGGATGCGTCCCTGATACTAATAGAGGATGGACATGGTTTGAAACAGATTTCAACACAGGATATGGTAGAGGTGGTAGAATCGTCCCTATTACATTCTGGTCTCAGGTAGATAGATTCTATAAGTCTAATGCTAATGAGTTTTGTGGTATTGGACAATTCTCTGGACAGTCACACGTTAGATTCTACGGATTCAACTACAGAAACAATGGTGGTTGGGCACGCACACGTTGGGGATTTGGATGGAATGAAAACGGTGGTGGGTCTGGTGGATATCCAGAAGCGGATATGAACTCTGATGACGTATCAGGTGGTATTGGTATGAGTGGTAACTTTGGTAGTTACTCAGCAGGAGATCGTATCAACTGTTGCCAGAACCGTAACGGAATAAATAGATCAGCAAGGATTGAATTGTACTTCAGATGAGCACACTACGAGTTAACAATGTAAAAGACCTTGCAGGTATTGCAGGATTCACACTAAGCACTGGTGGTATTACTGCTAATGCTACATTGATCGTGGGAGACATTACTATCAACGGTAGTGTAACTGGATCATCAAAATACATTATACCTAACATGTCAGGTCAGGCAGGAAGATTCCTACAAACTGATGGCACAAACCTATCATGGGTAGAAGCATCATCTGTATCTGGATTCAGATCAATGCAGGTCTGGACATCTAATGGCACATGGACAAAACCCTCTGATTGTAAAAGTATTATGGTCACCGTCGTCGGTGCAGGTGGTGGTGGGTCAGGATATACCGAAGCAGGTGGTGCAGGTGGTATGTCACAGAGAGTTATTGATGTGCAAAATGTCAGCTCAGTATCTGTTACAGTAGGAAATCCTGGTGGTGGCACAAACTATTCTGGATGTGGTGGCAACGGCAACTCATCTAGTTTTGGTGGATACTGCTCAGCAAGTGGTGGTGTTGGTGCTAATTGCTCAACTCAACACGCAGGTGGATATGGTGGTAATGGCTCAGGTGGAAACCTAAACGTCCATGGAGGTGGTGGTAATGGTCATGGATCTCATCACTCATATGGTAACCACGCAGGTGGTAGATCATACTATGGTGGATCACAACCCTCATCACACAACCAAAGTAATTACTCTCATAGACACGAAGGTCATTCTGCATGGGGAGCAGGTGGAAATGGATCACAGCACAGCAACAGAGGTGCTAGTGGTAGACAAGGTGTGGTAGTAGTCCACGAATATTATGGCTAAATAACTAAGATTCTTTCAACAAACCAATGAAAAAAGCAATTATCCACGGTGAGTCTGGAATGATCACCGACATATGTGAAGAAGGAGATGAATTTCAGATCTACGATGGTGCTGATGCAACATTAAGGTGGATGGAAGTCCCTGACGACACAACTAATGAGCACCGTATGGTCAATGGTGTTATCTACCCACGCTCAGAGCTAGAAAATCAGGCAGAAGCATATCTTGTTGCTCGCACGATTGCCTATGGTTCTGTGGGAGAGCAATTAGATATGATCTATAAAGACCAAATTAATGGCACAACAACATTTAGAGACCATGTTGCATCTGTAAAAGCAAATGTTCCTAGTCCAAGTAGTGCACCTGCATTTACAGAGGATGTTAAAAAAGTACAAGTAGAAGGTAGAATGGCTTGGGATCCCTATCCAAGTTAAGAATAGTATGCTATAATCTATAGTATGAAGATTTACATTATTGGTGGTGGGTCATCTGGATGGATGACAGCAACCACAATGCTGACAAAATTTCCCGAAGCAAAAATTACAGTCGTAGAGTCGCCTGATGTGCCCCCTGTGGGTGTAGGTGAGTCTACGACTCAGTATTTTAGGATATGGGCAGATTATGTAGGACTCAAAGATGAAGAGTGGATGCCTGCATGTGATGCCACATATAAGATTAGTGTAAGGTTTAGTAATTTTCATGATGTAGATGATACACCATGGCAGTATCCATTCGGAACACCTAACATAAATCTAGCTCATCCTGACGTATGGTTTTGGAATCAATATAAGAAAGGTTGGAGTAACGATAAATTTGCCAGAGATTATTGGATATCAGCAGAGTGTGCAGAGCATAACCTGTTACCTATTAAGGATCCTAATTTTAAACTTAAAAAGAATACTGGTTTCCATTTCGATGCAGTAAAGTTTGCTAACTGGTTAAGAGATAATAAATGCCAGAGTGTCAACAGGATTATAGGTAGAGTAGATGATTTTGAGAGGGTAGGAGACGATATAAAATATTTGTGGATAGATGAGAAACAACACGAAGCAGATTTATATTTTGATTGCACAGGATTTACATCTCTACTCAACAATTCTGAGTGGTTAGATTATAGTGACTGGTTACCAAATGACACAGCATGGGTCACACGTTTAAAATATAAACAAAAGAAAGAGCAACTCAAATCATATACACAGTGCACAGCATTGAGTAGTGGTTGGGTCTGGACAGTGCCCACATTTGCCAGAATTGGGACAGGATATGTATTCTCTAGTAAGTTTCAAGATCATCAAAGTGCACTAAAAGAGTTTGCATCTTTCCTTAAGTATGATACTGAAGGTTTTAGAAAGATACATTTCAAGACAGGAAGGAAGAAAGAGATATGGTGTGGTAATGTAGTGTCTATTGGTTTATCAGCAGGTTTCATAGAGCCATTAGAGTCTAATGGTCTATTATCAGTGCATGAATTCTTAATGAAATTCTGTAGGATGTGGAAACCGAATACCACTCAAATGATGAGAGATACATATAACAAGGCAGTATCATTCGCATTCGATGGCTTTGCAAGTTTCGTTGCTCTTCATTATGCTCTTACTCAACGTAGGGATTCTCCTTATTGGAGACATGTCTCAAGTATTAGATATCCTGATGAGGGTATGATAGAGGCAGCTAAGATCACAATGATGGAAGAGTCACATAATTTTGCCAGTAAATTAGATTGGCGAAATGCAGCAGGAGATTCACTATTTTGTGTCATGGCAGGTCATGGATGGAATCCATTTAATGATGTCATTGAAAGTGAGATCCTATTTCATGGTGGAATACCTGATGACTCACATCTAAACAGTTGGACACATGAATGGAATCATGGTAGACTAGGAGTCAATCCGTTAGAATATTATAACAGGACATTGTATGCAGTATAGATCATTTTGTATTATAGGTGGTGGGTCATCTGGATGGATGTCTGCAGCAACATTGAAAACAGCATACCCAGAGTGTGAGGTCAGTCTCATACAACCTGAGGGTAGAAAGATTATTGGTGTAGGAGAATCTACCTTAGGACATATTAATAGGTTTTTTAGATTTCTCGGATTAAAAGATAAAGAGTGGATGCCATATTGTAATGCCACATATAAATCATCAATCGCATTTAAAAATTTTAGAGATAATGAAGGTGAGAGATTTCAATATCCATTTGGACGTTGCCATCACCGAGATTACATGTCATTCTTTGAGTTGCAGGTGAGATATCCTCACCTATATCCACCAGAGGAGTTTGCACGTTTCTTTAATCCTAATACAATATTGTCAGAAGAAAATAAAATGACTTCTGAATTCATTTCTAATGAAATGCAAAATTGGAATTTTCAACAGGATACAGCATATCACATGGATAGTGAAAAGTTTGGTGAATTTTTGAGTCACCGTTATCCTGATGTGAAAGTATATACAGGTAACGTAATCAATGCCACTCGTGATGAGACTGGTAATGTAATCACTATGAATACAGATAGTGGAGATAGAATCATGGCAGATCTCTACATTGATTGCACAGGTTTCAAATCTCTGATCCTAGAAAAGATAATGGGATCTAAGTTTGTATCATTCAATGATGTGTTGTTTAATGACACAGCATGGGCAGCTAAGATCCAATATTCGGATCGTGAAAATCAGATGGATAACTACACAGATTGTGTAGCAATGTCTAATGGGTGGTCATGGAATATACCACTATGGGACAGAGTGGGAGCAGGATATGTATTCAGTAGAAAATATATTGACCCTGAGATAGCACAGGCAGAATTCATAAGTTACATAGCACAACGATATTCGCCCAAAATTGCCGATAATGCTGATTATCGCCTGATTAATATAAGACATGGTAAGAGAGAGAAAGCATGGGTCAATAATGTTGTAGGAATAGGTTTAGCCTATGGTTTCCTCGAGCCACTAGAATCTACTGGACTCATGACTACACATGAGAATCTAATGTATCTTGTGGACACACTTAAACGTCGTAAGAAAGTAACTAAAATAGATATTGACAGTTATAATTACACAGTAGATCATGCAATAGAGTCTATGAAATACTTTATTGGCATGCATTATGTCTTATCTCAACGTGATGACACACAGTATTGGAAAGATGCTACTCTTAATACAGCATTATTCAGTAATCATGACTTAACACAATACATGAATGATTGCCTTTCATGGCATTCTATGCTAGAATCACGAAGGGAATACTTCCAATTATATGAGGGTCTCAGAAAGAATTTCTGGACTACAGATAAATTTGAAGGACTAATTTATATTGCAGCAGGTCAATCATTTAGACCTATTAACGAGCATAATGTTAATGAAGCACATTTTATCTACCCTCGTCGTAGAGGAGAGGTGGAGCAAGTGCATAAAGATTGGCAACGTGATCGTGAAGCAATATATAATCAAGTAGATAAACTACCAACTCACTATGAGTATCTAAGAGATAACATTTATGCCTAACTTGTGGAAGAAAATTAAAGGTAAATTCCAAAAACCTTGGATAAGATTTTATTCAATGGATGCAGGTGTTGCAGAATTTTATCCCTTATATCCATCACAAAAGTTGAAGCGTCAATGGAGAATCAATGTATTAAAAGAGCAACATAAAAACAAGAGCGATTGCCCTGTTTTGGCACTCAAAGAAACATTTGATAATCTAAAGATGCAAGATAATGGCATCAAGGAGCATGCAGCAACTTGCCCTGCTATTACTCAGATCATGGATAGTGGTTGGATTTTGCCTGCACCTGCAGATTTTGCCATTCGTCCTGACAAAGAGAAAGGGACATTCCAATGGGTAACACGTCAGTTGTTTGTTGGAGGTAAATATGTTACCTCGCATATCGAGAGACAAACTGATGGAATGCGTGATCTAGTTAACAAAGCACAACCTACCTTAGGGCAGGTAGTTAAACTAGAGACACCTTGGAGAGTCATGGCACATCCTGATATTGTGATATTGCAAATCCCAGTATCATATAGTGATGACAAGCGATTTAGTGCACCTACAGGGATCGTTGATCCGTCATATTCATATGAAATCAACTTACAACTGTTTTGGCACGCAATGGATGGAGACGAAATAGTCACAGCAGGGACACCTTTATGTCAATGGATACCCATACCTAGAAAGTGGCTAGATACTAAGGAGTTTAGTGTTGTCATTGAAACAGCAAATGATGCAGATTACAAGGCAGAAAGAATGATGGATTATCTCAAGACTAAATCATTTATTGAGAATACCAAATTGAATGATCGTATCCAAGATCATAAGAAAATTAACTCACTTAACGAAAATCTAAAGAGGTTTGATTAATGGAAGCTAACAACTTAAATAGTGGCACTACAGAAGAGGTACAACTCAATGAGTTGGCAGGTGTGTCGCCTGAGGAAAGACAAGGTATCTATTGTGATGAAGATGGTAATCCTATTAGACTCACATATGATCAATTAGTCCAAGATTTTTGTGACCAACATAAAGATACACTAGCAGAGTATAAAAAGATGGGAGAGGCACTAGACAATATGTCATACTCATCTACCGTTACTCGTGTATCTCTCGAAGGATTACAAGAGAAGAAGGACAAACTCAACAAATTACAGGGAGCAGTAGAAGCACTATATCTCTATAAAATGCATGTTGACCCTGATGTAACTGACAAAGACTTTACATTTGAAGATTAAATGATTAAATGTGATTATTGGTTTCCTCGTGGTATATGGCACAAGGAAGACTGTGGACTTGATACTGATCATTTTAACGAATTTGCTACGGTGCATCGTGGATCAATGTCAGGTAGAAAAGCATCAAATGAAGGTGGATTCCAGTCATTTGACTGGGGTAGTGAAAGAATGCACACACTTAAACCACTATCTAACTTAACAGAAGCAGTTTATGATGTCGTAGATGTTGCATGTCAAGATTTAGGATTCAAAGACTATGGTATGTTATTGACAAATGGATGGTTAAATATAAATTCGCCAGGTGATCTTAATCACATACATTCACATCCTGGTGCAATGTTTGGTGGAGTTTATTATTCAAAGATACCTGATAAATCAGGTGGAATCACTTTTATGAGACCCTTTGATGAGTTACATAAATTTAGATCATGGGGCACAGGACATAACTATGATAATGGCACAAATCCATTAAATTATGAAGTAGCTGCATACGACCCTAAACCAGATCAGTTGTTTATATTTCCTGCAGACATGTTACATAAGGTCGAAACAAATAAAAGTAGTGAAGAGAGAATATCATATTCATTTAACATTACATTATACTCTAAGCATATTAATTATGGTAGTATCCAGAAGTCTATCGAATCTTTTAACGAAGACGTATCTGAATAGATTAATAGATACAATGACGTCAAGGGGATTTCCTTGGTATTTCCTACCACATGATGTTACGTTTGGTAGTGGATATAATTATCAGTTTGGTAACGTTAATCTTAATACTGATGACACCGATCTGAAATCGCCACCTAAACAAACTAGTGTGGGATGGACTCATGTATTATTTCATGATGGACAACCAGTCTCAAATTATTATGATCTCTTTATCCCTATCGTAGATACTTTACAAGATAGGTTAGGACGTGGCACATTTGAATTGTTTAGATTAAGATTAGCAATGCTACATCATAATCATGTTGTAGAAGATTATAATACACCACATACAGATCATGATAGTAAGCACATGACTGGTATATATTATTTCCACGATAGTGATGGAGATACTGTATTATTTGATCAATGCGATAACCCCAATGGAGACGTAAACAAACGTATCAATGATATATTTACACAGAATTACACAGTAGCAGAGAGACACAGACCAGAAGAAAATAAGTTTGTATTGTTTAATGGTAATAGATTCCACGCATCATCTAATCCAAAGATCAATCAGTATAGAATAGTATTGAATTTTAATTTTAGGGGGATGCCACATGACATTCTTACTTCCGCTTAAATTATTTGATAGAAATTGGGATCAGGATTTGCCATATTATTATGAGCAAGTCTTAGATAAGAAAGAGTGTGATGATATATGCACATGGAAAGATGTCGAATATTGCCTTAATTTGCCCAATTTCTTTGACATAGATGTAGTAAGTAAACATGAGATACAAAAGATAAACCCACAAAAGCATCCAAGATCATGGGCAGGACAAGGATGGGAAGAGAAGAGCGAGCTATTTCATTTATTCAAAGAGGGACACACATTTATTATCAATAACTATTCATTTAGAAGTGAGAAGATCATGGACATGGTAGATCAATGGTCTAAGATATTCTCAGGAGATAGTCAGTTTCAAATATATTGTGGGATGGGTCAGTCAAATAGTTTCTATATACATGAGGACTTGCCTAATAATTTCATAGTCCAGTTGAGAGGTAAAACTAAATGGAAAGTATTTAATGAGAGGAGAGCAACATTTGTTGCTCAAGCAACGCCAGGTGATGCACAGGTTGACTATGATAGTTTTACACCTGCCATAGATGTGGAGTTAAATGCAGGGGACGCATTATACATACCACCACGTTGTTATCATCAAGCACAACCAAGCGAAGAGAGAATATCTCTCAGCATCCCAGTCCACCACTACTCTTTATATCATGCTCACAGCATTACCAGACCAGTCGATTGGAAATGGTATAACATCTATTAATCCATATCCATTCATATTTCGATCACATTATAATCTCTCAGATATTTGGAAAGATATCAAGGGAGAGACGGATGTGTTTTTAGATTTTATAGAGAGTCCTAATTCAATATACAAAAACTCAGCACTAGAAGTTGGTGGTGTCTCGTCAGTTGGTAGATGTCGTCATGACCCCCCACATGGGTGGAGAGTATTTGATGATCTGACTAACAATCATATTCCTAGTATTGTTGATCAGGTTTGGGATATGTGGTCACTTAAAGGTGTCTATCGTAATATGACAGAGAGTTGGATTAATAGACACCCACCCAAGGCAACAACCTTAGAGCATCATCACCACAATGTCACCGTTGCAATTTGTGCATACTTAGATGTGCCAGAAGGTAGTGGTAACCTGCAAATTCTTAACCCTTTGCATATATTTAAGTATGCAGAACCTGTTGATGATGGTTATGAAATGCCTAGACAAGACCATTGGATAGATATACCAGTAAAAACAAATGATGTTGTATATTTTCCTGGTTGGTTAAAGCATAGGACAGGGGCAAACAATAGTGATAGCAATAGATATGTCATGACTATGAATGTCACAGCATATGAAATGACTAACATAGACAGAGGAGGATATGATGAGTTTAATAATACTATTGGTTTTATAGAATGAAGCATCCATTAATTAAAATATATGACACAGATATATTGGATAGTGATTTGTGTCGTCAAGCAATAGAGTTACCTTATTATCATGGACGCCAAGATTTGCCACAAACTAACATGGAAGAGGTTGATCTTAGAGGGACATATTATACACATGATTTCTATTCAGTAGATCATCATGGAAGTAAACCTTTCGATCAATGCTCAGGTCATCATCTATATCAATGGGTGTTAGACAGACTCGAAGCATGCTCACATGTGCCCGTACCTGCCAGAGAAACATTATATAGTGCATACATGAATGTGCTCAAGCATGGGGATGCACCACGCATACATTGTGATGCACCATACTGGTGTGATAATCAATGCACTATGATAGTTTATATGAATGAGTATTGGATACCTAATTATGGTGGGGAGACTATATTTTATGATGATAAGTTAGATATAGTCCACGCAGTCGTCCCAAAACCAGGTAGAGTGGTCATTTTTGATGGTAGAATACCACACTCAGGACGCACACCTACACCATATTTCTTATGGAATAGATATATGATGGCATTCAAGTTTATGGGGATAGAGCAACGTAATGAGTTATTGGATGTAGCAAGTAAACTTAAGCATCCATACACAGAGGATGATCTAGGAGTAGCAGGGATGAATCCCTCTAAAGTCAAAGAATTAATGTATGAGCAAACCCTGTTATTCTGGACAAAGTGATTTGTGGTTAGTTATACTAAATATTGATAATGATGGAGGGACTCATGTTTGCTAAAGATCAAATCTTACAAGAGAGCGAGAAAAATCTGATTAGAAAATGTTTGTTTGTCTATCAAGCAAAAATGTATAAGGACTACAGCGGAGTGCCCCAAGGAGATTTAGATTTGATCTCACAAATTATTGACAAACTACATCTTAAACAAGAGATATTAGATGACAATCCCACTTATCATATCTAATGCCGACCGAATAGAGTTACGAAACATTATGAAACATCTAGAGGTAGGACGTAAAGCAAAATTTGATGGTCTAGAGGGGACTATTGAATTTGTTAGTGATGAGTATATCACTATTTGTGTAGGGAAGAAATTAAATCCAGAGGGAGCACGAAGGAAATATAATAAATGTTGTATATGTGTATATCCTAACCAATGGGGAGACGTAGAAGTCGAAGCAATTAAGCAATATGGTAAGTCATACAAAGGGAAGATCGACGATCATCCTGGAAATGATATGTTACCAGAGGTTGACAAGAGATAATTATATGCTATTATATTAGAGGCGAAACAACATTCTTTATTATGTTTGTTTCGTCCCACCTATTTGTGCCAATTAAATAACTGTCTGAGGGGTGCACAGCACCCCATTTTTGTGTTATAATGATTTCAACGACACGAATACATTGATTACACTTCGCCCACATCAGCAAAGAGCATTAAATGCTATGAGCAGATCAGATAAAGGACAAGTTATTGTGCCTACTGGTGGTGGTAAAACATTCATCATGATACAGCACGCTAAAGAGGTTACTGGTAATATTGTTGTGGTTGCACCACGCATATTACTTGCTCAGCAGTTGTGTGATGATTTCATGGAGCATGTCAAGGGACGTGTAATTCATGTGCACTCAGGAGAGACACACTATTACAGCACAACTAAGTCAGACAAAATTGCTGATTTTATTGGTAATAGTGATGACAATAATATTATATTCACTACATATCACTCATTACATAAGATACTTGATAGTGACATTGCTATTGACTGTATCTATTTTGATGAAGCACACAATAGTGTTACTAGAGGATTTTTCCCTAAAACTATGGATGCTAGTCTTGAAGCAAAGAAGTGTTACTTTTTCACAGCAACACCTCGTAGTGCTCGTAAGCAAGAGGGTATCTATACTCGTGGTATGAATAACACATATGTGTATGGACATGTATTAGAGTCAGTCCCTGCACCAGAGTTGATCGCTAACGGTAGTATTGTATCGCCAACTATTGTGCCATTTAATTCTAATCGCACACTAGAGAAGGATACTATGCACGAGACACACACAGACACAGTTGCTGAGATACTTGATGGACTTGATGAAGATCACGCTAGTAAAGTATTGATCGCAGTCCCTAGTAGTGCACAGTTAGGTAATATGATAGGTCATACAACTCTATTATCTCAGTTGAGACTCAGAGGTTATGACTATTTGCATGTAACATCAAAGTATGGTGCATATGTCAATGATCAGAAAGTTAATCGTGAAGTATTCATGGAAACATTGTCTGACTGGGGTAAGGATGACAACAAGAAATTTGTTGTTATGCATTACAGCATATTATCTGAAGGTATCAATGTGCATGGTCTAACCCATTGTATATTATTGAGAAATCTTAATATTGTTGCAATGGCACAAACTATTGGTAGAGTGATCAGAATGCACAAAGAGGACTCTCGTAATATTGCTGAGGGACGCATTCCTGCAGGTGCATGTCAGTTTTATAAAAAACCAACTGGTTACTTAACAGTCCCAATTCACAATAACTATGGTAGTGCAGTAGTCAAGAGACTACAAAGAGTTGTTGATGAAATCTTTATTCAAGGAGTGGCACCTACCGCCCTAATATAATTATGAAAAGGTATCAAATTAAATCAAAGTGGTATTACATATTCTGGGGAGTAGCAACAGTATCTGTTGTTACTGGTCAGATATTGGTTGCACAAGGTTATCATAGAATGAGTGTGTCAGTTGAGAAACTGACCACTATTATACACTACCGCATGGTTAACTAGTATAATAAGAGTATTCAGACATTAATCACATGAAACTCAGAGCAGACAACAAACAACTAAGTGATGCATTATCACTTATTATCCCAAGAGCGATTGAATTGACAACTAGTAGAGTTGCACAAATGTTAGAGATCGGTAGTGGTGGTAAAAAACCAGACCTAGACTCATTCTTTGGTGCAGACAATACAGTTGACAAGACTAAGTTTCTTGCAAACATATTTAATCCTGCACTTGAGGATGCAGCAAAAGAATTGAATGTTGACTACATTACTGAGGAGACTGTAGGTTATGATGCTATACTATTAGAGCACGAGATCGAGAATAAAATGTCACTCGGCAGTAGCACATCATCATTCGCTACTGGTAACAATCATAGTAAGACTAAGGTTGACAAGATATTTTGCATCAAGTTTACACAGAGAGAAAATGACTTTCCAAGTGTATTTGCTTGTATTGTTGACTTATCTCTTAAAATGAATGACGCAACTGGATGGACTGACTCAGTAACCAAGACTGGTAAAAACAACAATGGATTCTCTACTCTTAGAGTCCACAACGAAGACAAAATGTGCATTACACCTATCTTTGGTAGTGTAAGAAGGACACAAAAATTTATCCACACAGTATATGAAGATATCAACTAACAACACTTACTTAATGAATTGCATAGAAGGTATGCAACTCATGGATGAGCAGTCAGTAGATTTGGTGGTAACATCCCCACCATATGATGATCTAAGGACATACAACGATAGTAGCAAGTGGGATTTTGATGTATTCAAGGATGTTGCTAAGGGATTAGTTAGAGTGCTCAAGGACGGTGGGGTCATAATGTGGAATGTTAACGACGCTACGATCAAGGGGTCTGAAACTGGATCTAGTTTTCGTCAATGTTTACACTTTATGGATCTCGGGTTGAGATTACATGACACAATGATCTATGAGAAAACAGGCACAGCATTCGCTAGTGGAGTCAACTCAGTAAGATATACTCAAGTATTTGAGTATTGTTTCATATTATCTAAGGGACGTCCCAAGACAATCAACTTGATACAAGATAAGAAAAACAAGTGGGCAGGGATAACATCATGGGGCAATGCTACATCACGAAAGAAGGATGGCACCACACATGACCCTAATCGTAAGAGTAACGCTATTAAGGAGTGGGGAGTAAGGACAAACATATGGAGAATTAAAAATAGTGGTGGTTTTGGACAAAGTAGTAAAGCATCCTATAAACATCCTGCAACAATGCCTGAGGAGTTGGCACGAGGTCACATTAAAACGTGGTCAGGTGTCAATGATATAGTCCTCGACCCATTTATGGGTGCAGGCACCACAGCACAAGTATCAGCGGAAGAAAATAGACAATACATAGGTTTTGAGATAGATGAAACATATCACAAAATGTGTATTGATCGAATGCAACCATTTAAAGACAACTTACTCACTAGACTAGACTATGCTTAAAAACAGAGCACTTGTAGTGCCTAAGTCAAATAAGGCACAACACATATTCAATAAGTATCTCAACAATAAGAATGAGGTAATTGTTGAGGAGATCAGGGGACACAGAGTATTTTGCTCAGCACCTGACTATCCTGACTTCTGGTTTTGGGTTGATAGACTAGACGGTGGGGATGATAACTGGCAAATTCAATTACTAAACGACAGATTATGACGCTACCCGATTACTTCACACAGACAAGTGATAAACCTTACGATAGGCATCACTATAGAATTATATGCACCGATCAGAGCACAAAAGTCATGGAATCATGGCACGAAGTCCAAGAGACGTGGTGGAATAAACGAATGTTTATAGATAGAATTGAAGTAATAGATAAACCTAAAAAGCGAGGTAAAGGTTTTTGATCGAAGTTGTTAGTGGTCTATTTGATGACTGGTTAGTTGACTCAGTTGCAAGTAGATTAAGTGAATACCCAGTTAGATGGACAAACAGTCCATATGCTGACTATGATAGGGCACGTTTTTTTGGCACAATGATAGTGCAGAATGGACAATTTGTAGGTTATGAGGATGAGTGGTTTATCAAATACTTTAATGCTCTCATGGAGCACCGACTACATGCCAAGACTTTAAGGACACTATTAAATGTGCAATTTCCAAATATGGAGAGTCAGATACATAACGACGGAGATATGTCAAGTCTCATGTCAGTTGTATATCATGTAGCAGGGGAGTCAGGAGACACAGTATTTTACAATGATGCTAACGAAGTAGTTAAGCGAGTCCCATTTAATATGGGTCAAGCGATTATATTCCCTAGTCATCTATACCACATGGGATTACCGCCTGATACTGGCATACGAGTAACCCTCGGGTCAATATATGATGTAACAGATAATGAACTGTCACAAGATATCCCACTACGACTAGTTGCATAGTGGTATAATATTAGTAAGCAAGAATGCTAACATTCAAAAGTGCTTAGGGATACCTTTCTTGCTTTTTCTATTTTTTAAATATTATGCAAAACGTCCCATTTTATGACTTTCCACATTCGCCTATTTTGTGGTTAGGTTTTGGTGGTATTGTAGTAGCACTAGCAGTATTATTTGTTGCTAATCGTGACTACTTCAATAGTCCATTAAACAATGACAAATGAAAGTAATTGATGATTTTGTTGATGTGAATACTCAGCAAGAGATAGAGAATCACTTGTTTGGTAATACATTCGCATGGTCATACTGTCGTAGGATAGTATCGACTGATGTAAATTCAAGATCACAACTGGTGCATATGTTTTACAACAATGGTTTTGAGCAATCTAATTGCAGACCAATTATGCCCTTACTTGCTACGCTACACGCATGTGCACTTATTAAGATTAAAGCAAACTTGCAGTTAAGGACTGAAGTATGCTATAGTAATAAACCACATATCGACCACAAATTTCCTAATGCATTGACTGGCATTTATTATGTAAATGATAATGATGGTTACACAGTAGTAGGAGAGACTAAGGTTGAATCAAAACGTGGTAGGATAGTGATTTTCCCATCCGATACCTACCATTATGGCACATCATCCCATCAAGATAGATGTGTTATTAATATTAATTATTTTCCACAATACAATGAATACTAATTTCCTTGAATTCGCTCTCTCATCTATGAGAGTAACATACATGAATAGACTACAGCATCATGTAAATAATAATAATATTGGTAATAGTGATGCAATCTTTAATGAGTTTATCGTTAACAATGTTGACCCCGAGGAATCAGAGTATCAATGGATGTTTTTAGAGGACTTAAATGACTTATCACATTTATTTTAAAGATCAATGTATCTTTAAAAACTTAAACAAAGAAGAATTCGATCTCATATGGGGACGAATTTATAGGTCATATCATACTGACGATATAACCTATGCAAGAGTTAAAGACACACCTAAAGATTTAATAACTATTGAATCATCATACTAAAATGCATAACAAACTAGACTACAATGCTATCCTTAAATACTTTACTCATAATGAGTGGAAGTATATTATAGAGGTTATTGATCGAGAGTATCATGATTTTGGTCATAATGAATTGAATAGGTCAGTCAGCAATAAATTAGAGAAATTGACTAGTAAGTGGGACAATCAGAATGAAGAAGAAACAATAATTAAATCATACTATAAGCAACTCAATGATAAGGATGTTGGCATATAGTTTTATAATATGCTATAATAATCCATACATCATCTAATATCATGAGACCATATTTAATCTACATTTTTATTGCATTTGTATTTTTGAATTTAATTAGGACAACTCTTAAGATCGATCGATCAGAGAGAAACAATAGATTATATGAAGAGTTATGTCAGGTTGACAAGGACTATTGTGACACTTCAGATAGTGGCATACAGTAACACACTACTGTATGCTTTTTTGTTATTATATTAATAGTTAAGCAAATCACTCATGCACAACTTCAAAGAATTCCTAGACTATTGTGAATCATTCTACAGTCCAGAGCATCCTGACTGTTTATATCCTATTCAAGGATTGACAAGACAAGAGTTAGCACTTGCAACTCTCAACGTTTTAGATTTATGTGAAGAAGGCACCCACGTCACATGGGGTGGTGGAGACTCACTAGACAGAGAGAGAGTTAGAGATCAGGTTATTGAAGCAAGAGCGGTTGACTATAACAGAATTCAAGCAATTTTCAAGGAGCATGCATAATGAATGACAATCAAATCAACTGGTTAAGTGACGTATATGTGCAATATTGCACAGATCACAATCTACCACTATTGAGTGCTGATGAGCAAGATTTATCATCAATGTCAGTTAAGAATGCTGACTGGATTACCACATTTATTTCAATATGGGAGGGTTTATCATGAATGCAAAATTAGATAAAATTAAAGAGGAATTTGTCGAATACTATGTTAATTCAATGCTTTTAGATGACATAATTGATTTGGCAAAAACATACATATTTGAGTCTGTTGAAGAATTGCAAGAGGATGAATTCAAGAGACATTTATTTGACAATGTTGATGAGCACATTTATGACGATCTCAAGGAATATGTAGAGGAAGATGACCCCAAAAAAGCAAGTCTATTATGGATGGAAATTGTTGAAAATAGAGAGGTATGTTGTTAATGAAATATAATAATGTAAAAGAGATCGGAATTGGCGATAAAGTCAGTTATAACAACAGAATATATACTGTTTTGATTAACTATATCAAGGATGATACTGACAGAAAAGGATTTACACCGACTGAAAACTGGACAGTATTAATTGATGACAATGGAGATAGAGAGACAGTATATAATCATAAAGAATTAACACTTATTGAATCTATCAACTTTTTTAACCCATCATGAGCGACCAATTTTTAGAGATCACACTTAGAGTTAAGTGTAATAAGGATGCAGAGATCAATTTGTATCATGTATGCGAGGAAGTCCAGTCATATCTTGATGCACATTGCTCATACGTTATTGATTATGAGAGTGGTGATTATGCATCACCCCTAATCACTTCTTACAAGTGTAAGTGGGATGACTTCACACCTATTAACTTTCCAGAGGAGAGAAATATAGATGCAACTTAAAACAGACAAACTATTAAAGATTTACTTACAAGTTAAGAGAAAACCTAAACCAGTATATAAACCAACTAGAAAACATTACAACATACATTTATACGGATGAGAAATAAAATATATTATGGAGACGTCAGAGAGACGCTACCAAAATTATGGCAATATAAGGCACAAATGTGTGTAACTAGTCCACCCTATTATGGATTAAGGGATTATGGTGGAGAAGAGAATCAAGTAGGTCAGGAAGAAACACCCGAAGAATATATTAATAATATGGTGGATATCTTTCGACTGGTAAGAGATAATTTAATGGATGATGGCACATTATGGTTGAATATTGGGGATAGTTATTATAATTATAGACCAGGAAAAGGTCAGTCATATCCTAAACAGTCAGTAAGTAAGACTAAGCAAGATTTACCTGATAAATGTAATAAACGTGGTAATAAGTTAGAGGGATTAAAAGAAAAAGATTTAATTGGAATTCCTTGGATGCTCGCATTCGCCTTACGTCAGGATGGATGGTTTTTAAGGCAAGATATTATTTGGCATAAACCTAATCCAATGCCAGAATCAGTAAGAGATAGATGCACAAAGTCTCATGAGTATATCTTTTTATTCTCTAAGAGTAAGAAATACTTTTATGACAATGAAGCAATTAAAGAGGATGCTAAAGACTGGGGAGTGAGAAATAGGGTTAATGGTAAGTATCACAATAAGGGGACTGGATTACAACCCCATACTGGACTAACTAAGAGTTATCCAAAGAAGAATAAGAGATCAGTATGGTCAGTAACCAATAAACCATATAAGGGAGCACATTTTGCAGTATTTCCACCTGACTTGATTAGTCCCTGTATTTTGGCAGGGAGTAGAGTAGGCGATCTAGTCCTCGACCCATTTATGGGTAGTGGCACCACAGCAATGGTAAGTAAACAATTAGGACGTGATTACCTCGGATGTGAATTGCATAGTGATTATAGTGAATTAGCAGAAAAACGTATCAATGGGGTGTGACAGTTGATTTAGTGGCACACAAGAGCACTATACCGCATTACAGAGGACTATAATAAGAGTAATCAATCAAGGTTACCAACATGGACAGATTTCAAACAAGAGTTTTATACTTGATCAACAAGAGAGAATCAGGGTCATTACGAAACGGAGTAACTGTTTTGAATTCGTATCAGACTGGTAACAACTTCTCAAGTGTGATCAAAATAGATGGTCAAGAGATCGCTACAGTTTACTACATGGCAGACATTGATGACAGATACTATAATATTCATGGTGGTAAGTATAACCCAGATCAGTCAATAGATGACATGATCAAAAATGATAAATGGGAAGTTGAAGAGATCAGTTTTAATGGTAGAGCGATCGATAGATGCCTAGGCACTAATGCAAAGAGATATCAAAACTTCTTGACTAAGCACTATAGTGAGTTAGGAGCAAGAATAAACGTAGATTTCGCAATACCGCAATAGGTATTGTGACACTTTTATTAGTGTCACATAATTATGTGCTACCGCACAATTAACCACTATAATAATAGTATAAGCAAATTAATCACATGACTGTTTCAAATCCAACAATCGAAAAACTCATTCCTAATTGGGTTGACCTCTATACTGAAGCACTAGAGGATAACTTCAGACATTATAAAGTCAATATGTTGAGAAACAACTCAGCAAGATACACAGGAAGCAGAGAAGACTTATCAGCATATGCAGAGGAGCAACTTGAAGCAATTCGCAATGGCACAGACAAGTTAATGAAATTTGAAGCAGTAGCAGGCAAGAAATACTATAAAATTGTGCAATGTGAGTGGTCTGATACTCATAAAGAGTATAGACAGAGATCAGTCAATAGTTTTGTTGACAAGAAAACAGGCGAAGTTTATAAGGCATCATCATGGAAGGCACCCGCTAAGGGAGTCAGATTTGATATGAGAATCATGTCACACAGAGCAATGATGCATGACTATAAGCAAGTTGACTGGGCAGGCGGACACCTATACTATAGGTAGTCCCCTATGTGCAGACAATTTACACAATTCAATCTTAAATCAAATGGATTACACGAAAAACGAATTAGCACTAATCGACCTAATCAACAATCTCAACAAAGAATTTTATTATTTTGGAGAGGAAGGCGATCTAATACCGTCCCCAAGGTGGGAGATCAGAGAGACAGTTGACAAATTTGTTTCTCAATTTATGCAATCAATCGAATCAGAGAGGGACTTTCAAGATGACTAGAGAAGAGTATTTACTGATCTATTCAGCATTCAGACATTATAGATGCTTAATGACTGACGAGGAAGAAGTATTATCCGAGAAAATACTTGATCAACTATTTTATCCACACTTTGACAAACTTAAATCAGTATCATGAGAAAAACTTACAAAAGCACACCAAAAGAGAAAATGATAGTAAATCTCATGGAAGAGGTTATTAACATACTCTCAACGTGTAAAGACCTATCAGACCCCGAATTTTCGACCTATGAGGTTATGAAGCACGCAGTTGACACAGAAGTCTATTATCCACTCTACGATTAAGTCTAATGAATTCTACTTACATTTTTGAAAACACTCTAACCACAGAAACAGAGTTTATTCCTATGCAGACTATTGAGAGCGAGGAATTTGGCAGGCACTTCTTTATTGACATTGCTTTTAATTTCCTTAGTGCACCATCCTACAGTAGTGGAGGATATGATAAAAGTCAAATAGGTTATGTTTCAGAGTGGACTGATCTCGAGGGAGTTGACCTAGGCAAGTTGCTAGACATTAACCGCCGATTATGTTGGAATCAATGGCAAGAAACAAAAGAAAAGGCACATAACGATTTTGTTGAATACATGGATGCAGTTGAAAATGGAGAGATAGAATACCTATGATGAAAATGTCAACCCTATTTGTGACAGTTGTATTAGTGGCACATACTTGCACACTACCATACAATTAAGCACTATAATAATAGTATAAACAAACAGGTTTTTAAAAATGTCAACTACTAGAGTCAGACCTTACGGAAGACAAATTTCTAACAAAAAAGGTTTAAACATTGATCTTACCATAGGTCAATACGAAATGCTTTATAACCTACTATGTGATGCATATGACAGAGGTTATGACCAGAGACCTAGAATCGACACACAAACATTTGATAATATGTTTGATGCAGTTGTTAACGCTACGGAGACTTATCTAAAATGAAGACAGTTGACGTTTACGACTTGCTTACCGATCGGGAGAGAGAAACAATTACCGATCTCTTAATGGAAGCATACGTTAGAGAGACTAACGAAACACCATTTCTTTTTGAAATTCAAACAAACATTATAGTGGAGGATGACTAAATGAGTTGCCAAGCAAACACCGATCTAATTGAAGCACTCTACGAGGAAGCACTTGTAGAAGTCAATGGAGACGAAGCGAAAGCGGAAGAAATCGCAAATTCACGTTTTTGGGAGATCGCTCAGTAATGCCACAAATCAATCTCACAATCGAAGAGCATCAATCACTCACAAAACTGTTAAGTCATCCTAAAAGCATGAAATACAGAAGTGACCTATATGACACAGATACATTTGACTCAATGGAGGATAAGGTATTTGATGCAGTAAACAATCTCACAATCGAGGACTTTTAATTATGCATTTATACAAAGTGACCGATCTTGACCTATATCTCAGCGAAGTAGGAGACGGAGACCCAGATTTGCAATATACACCCCAAGAGGAGTATGTAATGCACCAAAGATGTCTAGGTAGATGGAGAGCGAAGGACGATAACGACCTAAAAGAGCAAATTTGCAATTTTATTGGTTATCCTGTTGAATACATTGAATACGAAATTAGAGGTTAACATCATGATTAATTTAAGTCTATCATATGATGAGCAATATGAAGCAATCAAACTCTACGATATTCTAAGGGATATGGATTTTGAGTTAACTGAGAAACAGCAAGCAGTATTTGACAAAATACAGGAAGCAGGTTATAATTAATACTATGAATGACATTTTCCAGGAAATTCTTACAGACCTCGACACTTTGACAGCAATCAGAGGACAGCAGGCACAAAAAACTAACATACATAAGAATACTAAACCAGTTAAGATAATACTACCACCTGATTTAGTAATCCGCACAATTCCGCACTAATGCGGACGCCAAATTTTTTATGGACTCTAATCCCTTAAGCGACTCACTACCCAAGGCAGGCAAGTCAGAAATTTATGCACTTTTTGCCCTACCAGTAGGCGTCTATAGTTGCCCCAATTTTGCTACAGTTAAAAAAGAAATCTTTAAATGGATAGAAACTCAAGATATCCGACCAGAGCATGATCGATTAGCAATAACTCACAATGTATCACAAATTGGAAAAAGAAACACAATTCTCGAAGACAATGCGAGCGTCGCCGATTTTTTGCTAAAGAGTTGCAGAGACTACAACGAGGGAGCATATAACTATGACCTCGATTTTGCCATATCTGACGCTTATCTTGAATTAGCATCTAAGGGAGCATTGTATGCACCACATGAGCATTCTAATTGTATCTACTCAGCAACCCTACTCATAAACTACCAAGAGGGACATTCGCCTTTAAAGTTTAGAAGGAATGTAGCAGGGAGTTATTATCCTGTTATGCAATTCCCTAATAAGGATTATACAGCATTTAATATGACTGAAGCAACCGTCCCAATGAAGGAAGGCGATCTTATCATTTATCCGTCCAGTATGACACACGGATACGAGGGTAACCCCTATGACGATCGTGTAAGCATGACAGTTAATTTTATACCAGATAAGTGAGTTTTCCACAGGCAAAAGAGACAATGTGAGAAACAATAAAAATATGAAAATAAATATACTTACGTCTTGTATCTTTCAGTTGTCTAAGAGCGTAACACAGCGAAGTTTTTTTGTCAAGTAATACGAGGACACTACCACAACCTGCACATGGGGGTTGACTTTTTGCCCGAGATCGCCTACAATAATTAGGAAGTTAAGTTTTTGACTCTTTTTGCCCACTTATGCCTTTTGATGCTACTTCGCCATTTACAGAGTATAATGACCTAATGAAGAGAGCGAAGCAACTAGAAAAACCTAGAAGGAATGAAAAGGTTTTCTCAGGGAGTTTTCCACAGCCCACGGAAGGGGACGCGGAGGGGTCTATATGAGTAAGGTTTTTCAACTTCCTACTAGTCCACCTGTTAATATCAAAATATGGGAAAAGTCCAGGAAATACTTCTGGCAGTATGATTATTTGGGGTGTACTAAGTACGGCCCATTTAGATCACAGTCTCAAGCACTAGATGATGCAAACAGACACAGCAGACAAATATGACTATACCGCACAAACTCACGGTATTATTAGACATATATGAGAGTGGAGGATTACCACCTGATGAGCTAATAGACATGTGTCAGCAATTAATAGATTATGGGTTAAATGAGAGTCTAACACAGTATACACCACTATGTGAGTATATGATCCTGGAAGGGATGTGTTATGATGTACCAGTTGAATAAGTGGCACACACATATACACAGCACCAGGAATATAGGTTATTATAATAATATAAACAAACAGGGGCACACATGCAACTAACACCAATAGCAGCAAACCAAACTGAAATCGAGACAGACAACGCAAGAGTATTTTTCAGTTATCGCACACCAGTAGCGGCTTATGTATTTGGTAGAGGGTATGTAAGGACAGAGCAGTACTGGAGCACCACCACATCCAGGCACATAAACAAATGGCTCAGAGGTGGATACACAGACCTACCCCAATGCGAAGAGGTCACACAGGATTATCTCAACAATCTTGTATAAGACTCACACAGAAACAGATCAACAGTAAAATGTTGATCTTTTTTTATATCTAATAATCCGATATATAAAAATGCCTACTTCCCTAACCTACAAAAGTATCCCAAAGCGAGTGATTTGTTTTATCGATATGAAAAAATTTTTCCAATATAAAAATCCCCCTGAGAGGTCGCATGGGTAGACGACTGAAACAACAAGAGATTGAGAAGGAATACTCACACTTACTCGGAGAGGAGTGGCGAAGTATTCATTCATGGAGTTGCTACCATTGTGTAAGAAAATACTATCGGTTGTATTGCAATCGTGATCTAAGAGACTTTACCAAGTTAGATCAGATATATGCTTTTACTGATGATGCTATTAACACGGAAGAAGGAGAATATGTAATGAAGAGTGAGATGTGGGAGAAAGCATCACTTGACTCTTTGCAGAAAGATGATATAATACTCTTTAGACTATGGTATACGCCTCTAGAAGGGGGTTATACTAAGAGACATGGGCAAGCACCTAACCATGGAGGTGTTTATCTGGGTGATGGGTTTATGCTACATCATCCTTATAGGGGACAGTCTCAGATTACAGACTTAAAAGCACCTGGTAATAGTTTCTATATGGAGACATGCGTAGGTGCAATTCGTGGTAAGTCTACATAAGATGTATCAAGCATAACATCTACTAATGAGTAATAGATATACTCTAACAATAGAAGACGATGACTATGGCGATTTATTCATCACACTGCCAGTTGAATTATGGGAAGAGATGGGATGGAAAGCAGGCACCAAACTAGAGTATACTGAGGAAACAGACGGCTCCATTATATTGAAAGCCGTTGACGAATAAAAAAATCGCGATCGTGAAACATGCCAGTTAAATCATCAAGTCCTATTAGTTATGGGGATCCTTCAAATCCGACTCAACCTCTGCCAACGGCAGGAATGGACGATATCGAAAAAATCGCTTTCTGCCTAGAAAAGGTCGGCGAAGGAATCGAGAATCTTGCGAAAAGGACTGCTATCTGTGAGGATGCCATCCGTAAGTATCCTAAACCTGGTCCTGATATGATTCAGTATAAACCAGAAGGGTATGAGAAGCATCTGAATATCAAAGAGGTATTGGACGATCTGTATTCACGACTAAATAAGTTGGAAGAGCGTCTAGGTTGATTTGGCTTGCTACATCCTATCTACTAAACGATCGTTTCCCAACCCCATAGACGGTGAAGACTATGTAAAACCCTTCTTCGACGAAGCAAACAACGAATCTTATGAGATCGAGTTTCAAGGAGAAGGTCCTGGCACTATGCCACTAGGCAAAGATATAGTGCATTACATAGGAGAAGAGCAGAAAACCTGCATTGCAAACTGTGATGACGGTAGACAACCTGTTTATCGCTTCTATAGAGGTAGTAAAGACGATCACAAATACGCAAAAACCCCAGAGTTGACGAAAGAGCATGCTATTGGGGATAATGAGTCGTGGCAAAAAGTATTAAGAGGGTATAATCCAGAGCCTAGACAGGGACAGATCCCTGTTTTTTACTTGATGAATACTCAAGTTGCAAATTCTGTGCCTGTTTATATCTGGTATCGAGGAGAAAGAGACGATAATACAAAACTATCACTATCAAATACACCTCCTAGTAGTAATAATGGTAAACCATACTACCTTGTAGGGACTCTAGGATATATTTTTACGTCAGAAAGTGATGCAAATGCCTATGCAGGGACAGGAGAGACCGCTGTGCCCCTCTATCATTACTTCTATGACCCAGAAGATGACTTCTATACTATCAATCCTGCAGCAGAAGTTAACCTGAGTGGCGGTCCTATCGCCCCTGCAGAGGCGAGAGCAGGTCAATATGTATATCAGGGTATCTTTGGGTATGTTTTTCAAGGAGAAAACCCTGATGCATCGGACAATGAGTTTAAAGATGTAGGTAAAATAGGTCCTACTGGTCAGTGTATTGACAAATCGGGTTGGTATACATGGGATACTAACAGTAGTAGTCCGTTTAGTTACAAGTCTTATAGGAAAAACTCCTTTGGGACGAATGCATTTGGTCAACCTATAGGCACACCAGGTGTTGCAGGGTTTGGTGAGTCGGGAAATGCAGGTATTGTAGGTGGTGTGCAGGCAGATGGAGACGCAAACTTCGAGTGGTTGTATGGATTAAACGGTGCAGTCAAAGGAGCAGTGCCTAGATTCCTAGGATTCCAGACTGCGTATGACTCACAATACATGTATTATCTGTATGACACGTCATATCCGTGGAATGGTCCTATATTTGGAATACAATATCTACTCTCAGATGCAGGTTGTTGCCCAAATCACCGTCAAAACAACAATAATACTTGTGTTGTTAACGAAGAATGGTATTCTCACTTCTATCAGATCCGTGAAGACTCGTGGAAAACGACTAGGACACGCATAGATGTCTCAGGACCTGCGGGATCTGGCGTAGAAGAGTCATTTAGGACTGCGGATACAGACACTACAAGGATATTTTTCAAATATTTGACGACAACTGGCACATTTAAGAAGGGTGAGCAGATAAACGGATGGAATATTGCGGGCATTTTCTACTTCGGTGGCAAAATGAATGCGGGATATATGGAATTAACAGCGGATGGACGCAAGAGAGGCAAGAAATTTACCTATCAAGAGCAGTTTTCGAGCAGACCTTACCCTGTAGACGAAGGTGAAGACCCACCTCCTGTCGCAACTATACAAGTTTTAGCAGGATATGGCATAGAAGACAAGGCAGCCTTCTTTGGAGTGTATGAATTTGAGAAAAATATCTCATACTACAAGGTAAAATTAGATCCAAAGGCACTTATACCGACACGCACACTCGATTTAGCAGAGGCAGAAGCGATTGTAGACACTGAAGGTAAGATAGTTGAGATCAAAGTTATCAATGGTGGGGTCGGATATCGCAATCCTACCGTAACTGTAGCGGAGCCTGGTCAGTTAGAGGAGTTTAGTAGCACAGATACAGCACGTCAGATGCGTGGTGCCTTCCTTAGAGACTACGGATCACCTGTAAAGTCCTTCCCAGAGTATAATTCTACTGGTGAAATAGGTGAGCAGAAGATATCTTTAGACAAATTTGAGCGTAGGCAGCTCCAAGTGTTGCAAAATAGGAAGGAAAGAGAGTTTGATACGGTGCAACAATTCCGTAATGCAGAGATTAGAGTCGGAAGAATCACTAAATCAGGTATTATTAAGCGTATTGACGTGATAGATGGTGGATCTGGATACGATCCACACTTCCCTCCACAGGTTTACATCGCAGAATCAGGTCTTTCTATAGATGTAGAGACAAAATTAGACGAGCCTACACTAGATTCCTCTAAAATTGACATCGAAGAGATGTTTGATTTCGAGACTGAGGGCAATCCGCTCAGTAGTGACGTAGTTACAGACGAAATGGCAGAGGTAAATAAGGGTTACACTAGCAATATTCCGATTACATACATGGAATACGCAGAAGTTGACCCAGAAGGTAAGACAGTATTGTGTCAAAACCTCCCTGCGGACTGTATACAGATAGATATGGGTCTTCCTTTGGTCGAAGCAATGCCTCCTGTAGAGACTTTTGAGAATTTGAGTGCACAAGAGCCTCCACAAATGATGTTAGGACCTAATGAAACCTCATCTCCCGCTGCAGAGAAGTTTTCTAGCGGTGTATATTCCGATATTTTAGGTGGATTGCAGCAATCTGGTGCGGACAGCGAGTCATTTAGTGGTCTCTACGGAAGTTTTAACGGAAATAGGTGCATGATTGTCGATCAACCAGTGATTCACAACATCAAAAAGTGGTTTCAGATGCCTTGTGCGTATATGGAAGCGGAAGAAAACCCAAGATCCAACTTTTACGGCGAAGTGCAAGACGAATTTAGGGCATCGCGGAAAGCATTTGGGTATTTACCTTGGAAATACTGTGCTCCGCATGATGAAAAAGCAGAATTTACCGTTTCACTCTCATTTGACGGAAAGACAATAGGTAATCAAGGTCAAGCATTCATGAAATTCTTGAATACTTTGCCAAAACCCAAACTTTCACCTAAAAGAAATGTTGCAGGTGGGTATAAAACATGGAGTTGCACCCGAGGTAACGTGCCAGGTCGCTGTTATCGTGGTAGTAACAATAGTATAGAATACGTCCCAATCGGACTTGACGAAAATACATATGATTATAACCGTAGTAACTATTCTAGAGCACAACAATTTAGTTTGTGGTTAGGAAACAACCTAGATGGCAGTCCTACGGACACCACTTCTAATTGGAGTACACTAATCGATGGAGTCCCCACACCAGGATCTCAAAGCTATACTGAGTTTTCAGTCAATGGCGGGAGTTGTCCAAGTGACCCTACCAATATTCCTCACGATTGTTGGGATAGATATGTGCGTAAGGGAAGTAACACGAATGGAGTCCTTGATGTCTACTGCGGATGGGACGACAACGGAAATCCGCTTGCAGGACAAACCTACTACGAGATCACCCCGCCTTCAGCAACAAATACAGGAGCAAATGGAAACAATACTATAAGTAGTAATTGGCCAGGCTCAGGAGGTGGTCTGTGCAACACCTGTAATGCACTAGCACACGTTGCAGACTGCTCTATTGCCGTTGACCCTAAACGTATGGAAACAGAGCGTTACAGGATCAAGATGGGTGACTACACAGGCAAGATGCAAATAATGAATTATCTGACTGGTGGCACAAATGCACTGGCAAGAAGTATTAAAAACTTAGGTAATCCATTCTTCGACGAGTGCCAAGATAAATACCCATATCTGGATGGCAGAGAATTAGAGGGACAGGGATAATGGGATTTGGATTTCTAAAACCAGTTGCTGCTATCAATGGTCTACCTGATTCTGGACATGGGTTGTGCTTACCTCCCACAATCCACAGCACGGAGTCTTGCGGAGCTATCCCGAGGACAAGGACTATTCGTATTAAGGAATATACTTGTTGGTGGCCACCTCTTAGTCTAATACCTTTGACACCTTTAGCACCAAATCGTGCTACAGTATTAGTCAATGGTTTCCCCATCATGTTGGCGGGTGATAAATTCATTGTACACCCATCTGCATGTACGAATATAGTGATCCATATGTGCCCATGTGGTAAATCACTATGTCCGAAACCAACGCCCTACCCTTGCTCGGTATTAACGACAGAGGATAGAGGTGTTGGACATGATAGGACTCTATATCCTACAACCTTAACTGTGTTTGCACTCAAGCGATTGATTGCTAGACAGTTAGACCCACTAGGAGTCGGATTTCCTGGCTTCTCGTATCCTTGCTCATCAGTCGTAGCATATGGCTCGATGAATGTATGGGCAGGTTAGTAAACTTATTAAATTATTATGGCAACACGATCAAACGCTTTTGTATCTGGCGGAGTAGATACAAGACCAAAGAAAACTAGACAAGGTAAAAGTCAAAATAGTAAATTGTCTGCTACCTCAAGAAATAAGCCTCGTAAAAAGTATCGTGGACAAGGCTAAATAATAAACGTAACCTATATTATGGCAAAATTCATTATTAATGCATAGTGTCATACAGAATTCGATCAGATAAAAACATAAGTCGTGGTTTTAGAGATTTTGCAATGTCTTTCAAAGCAAATCCTAATAGCCGCGACTTTGGTGCTGTCAAAAATGAGAATGCAATCAAGCAGGCAGTCCTAAATCTGATTAAAACCGATATTGGTGAGAAACCCTTTCAGTATGATGTCGGATCTAGAGTAACTGGACTACTATTTGAGCCTTATGATGTTTTTACAGGTGAGGCAATCAAAGATGAAATACAAAGCACTCTAGACAGATACGAAAAACGTATCAGAGTGACATCTGTCAATGTGCAAGACGGTTTTGACACTAACTCATTGGAAGTTAGAGTTGAATATACAATCGTAGGAGAAAGAATCCTTAAAGAGATCGACTTTATACTAGAGAGGACGTAATGGCTGCAGTACCATCAGAATTAACCTCCTTAGATTTCTTTGAAATCAAGGAATCGATAAGATCATACCTCAGGACTCGATCAGAGTTTACTGATTATGACTTTGAGGGATCTGCTGCGTCTTACCTTCTAGACATTCTTGCTTATAACACATACTATACTGCATTTAATGCAAACATGTCTCTAAATGAGGCATTCTTAGAAACATCTACTGTCAGAGACAATATTGTTAAGGTTGCTAAGCAACTTAACTACACTCCTCGTAGTGTAAAGTCTCCAAAAGCGTTTGTGACAGTAACTGTGCAGACTTTAATCGGTGCAAACGGTCTAACCTACCCTGAGCAGGTTACAATTAACAAAGGTGACTCGTTTAGTGCTGAAAATAACTTTGATGACTATATTTTTACAATTCTAACTCAAGTCCAAGCACCTGTTGACCAATCTACAGGTAAAGCGACGTTTAGATGTCTCGCAACATATCAAGGTAACCTTCTTACTTACTCATTTGTTGTTAATAACACGAAAAGACAAGAATACATCATTCCTAGTGAAGATGTAGACACTGAAAGGATGATTGTTTACATATCTCCTTCTGTGCAGTCATCAGAAATTGATATTTACAATAGAGCAACCTCATCTGTTAACTTAGACAGTAATTCTCGTATTTACTTCCTTGAAGAAGTTGATGATTTACGTTATAAGGTAATTTTTGGTGATGGAGTGTTAGGAAGACAATTAGTTGACGGTGAATTTGTAAAAATTGACTATGTAAGGACAGTTGGTAAAGAAGCAAACGGTGCAAGAGACTTTACTTTCATTGGGACAGCAAATGACAGCGAAGGACGCATAATTAGCAACAATGCTATTAGTGTTGTTACTGAAAACCAAGCAGCAGACGGTGAAGACAGAGAATCACCTGTATCAATCAAGTATAATGCTCCTAGATTGTATACAACACAAAACAGAGCAGTAACAGAGAGAGATTTTGAGAATCTAGTAAGACAACTCTATCCACAATCACGATCAGTGGTTGCATATGGTGGTGAGAAGTTAAATCCTCCTGTTTATGGAAAAGTTTACGTTGCAGTTAGACCTAAGACTGGATCTAAGTTGAATGAGACTACAAAAGTCAGAATTAAGAATCAATTAAAAGATTATTCGATCGGTGCTATCGATCCGATCATCATTGATCCTACAACTCTCTATGTTATTCCTAAATCTTACGTTTACTATAATGGTAATGACACTAATCTTAGTTCTAATGACCTAAGGACTAAAGTATTAAAAAATATCGACGATTACAACGCACAAAATGCTGCAAATAGATTCAACAACAGATTTGAAGGATCTAAGTATGCAGGAGTAGTCGATAACTCTGATCCTGCTATCTCAGGTAGCACAACTCAGATTACTCTAGGTCAGAATCTTGATACATTCCAGTTTGGTCAAGTATTCAACCAATGTCTAGATTTTAACAACCCTTTATTCCGTCCAGGCGACTATTCTGGCACTAGTGATGATAATGGCACTGGCGATGGAAACGGCACCTCAGGGGACGGCACAGATGGGTCTGACGGCACATGTAAACCAACCTTCTCTGTAGTTAAATCAGGCACATTCTATGCAACTGGATATACTGAAAGTCTTCTTAATAATGCCAATCTAACTAGTGGTGTTGTCCAAGTAGATACTGCAGTTTTTGACTCTACTACTTCACAAACTCTTGTCCCTGTAAATTTAAGAGATGACGGTAAAGGTAACATGATGTTAGTTACTGTTAAAGATGAGGCAGAAGTAATCTTAAATAATAATGTCGGGTCAGTCAATTACAATACTGGTGAAGTATGTGTAGGACCTCTAAACGTTGCACTAACACCTGACGATACAAACAGAATTCCAGTGGTTGTCTACCCTAGCGGTGGATCACTTGAGCCTCCTGCAGGCACAGACCCAATTATCTTCAACCCAGACGTAAATCCAATAGATTATACGATCAATGACTTATCAGTCCCTATCTTCGATCCTAATAATTTCAGTGGATTTAACTTTGGTGGTGGAGAGCTAAATATACTTGATTACCCCACGGATACATTCACTTATCCCGATATAGAAGACTGCTTCTAAGTTATGTCTAGAGTACAGGTTTCTGACAGAGTTGAGCAACAGTTACCTGATTTTATTAAATCAGAAGACCGTGCCTTTGTCCAACTACTACAAGAATACTACAAATCACAGGAGAAAGTAGGTAGACCCTACGACATCCTTAATAATGTACTCGATTATCTTGACTTAGACACTTATCAGTCAAATGTCTTAACATCCGAGACAAGTGTGCTTCAAGCAATAGGTTTGAATGACACAGAGATTGTTGTCGAAGATATTGACGGATATCAGGAAAGAAATGGTAGTATTAAGATTGATAATGAGATCTTATACTATGAATCGGTAACCAGAGGTCCTGATGCTATCATGACACCTGGTATTGCACCACATGAATTTAAGAAGAAAGAGCAAGCACTAGAAAATCCATATTACGAGTTTGATGGCGTCCAAACTACATTTCCATTAAAGTATCAGGGTAACCCAGTTAGTCCTGCGTCTGTAGATCACCTAATAGTTACTGTCTATAATGTAACTCTTAGACCTACAGTAGATTACACTGTTAGTGGCACCAATATCATCTTCACAGTGCCCCCTAGAGCACCTCTAGGAGGCGATGACCAAGGTTTTACGAAGATTGTATATCTTATAGGTTTTGCTGATAAAACCATTGTTACAATGGATCCTGTCCCATTCTCAGAATGGCAAGGCACAAAATATTATCCTCTAAGAGTAAATGGATCTGCATATACTCCAATTTCTGATGTTTCTCTAATTGTCAACCGCTCAGGACAATTACAGAAACCTTTTGAGCAGTTTAATGTTTATCAAGATACTCTTGTTACTAAGTTTGCTCTTGGTAGTCAAGATACTCTTCATGTTAGAGCGATTGAATTTGTTCCTGCATCCTTTGGTAGTGGTGCAACAGCTGTATGTAATGTTGTAGACAATCAGATTGATAATATCTTAGTTAAAGAGGGTGGTAAGGGATATAGACTTGATTTTGCTCCTAGAGTAAATGTCCAAACTGCTACTACTGGTGAATATGCTACTGCACACAGTTTAGTTGCAGGTATTAAAGATATTCAGTTAATTTCTGGTGGTCAAGGTTATACATCTTACAATCCTCCTATTCCTTTAGTTACTGCACCTAGTAATCCTAATGGTAGACTTGCAAGGGTTGCTTTGACAGTCAATGATACCACTGGAATGGTAGATTCAGTTAGAATTACTGATTCTGGATCTGGTTATGACTTTGTGCCAGTTATTACCTTCAATAATCCTGGCGGTGCAACTATTAGCGATGCAACTATTGACTCTGAAGGTAGACTTAACGTAGATAGCATTACAGTTACCTCACCAGGTCTTAATTATGCTAACCCTCCTACAATATACATTGATCCTGCTCCTGATGGTGGTATCAACGCTATCGCAGAGTGCTCTCTAACTGCAGAAGGTAGTTTAAGTCTAGTTACTATCATTAATAGAGGAAGAGGGTATACAAGTCCTCCTAGATGCCGTGTAATCGATCCTGTTGGTGCTCAAGTCTTAGATGTGACTGTATCTAGTGGTGCTGTTACAGATATTGAGTTATTGACTGGTGGTAGAGGTTATACTGACGCTCCATCTGTCTATATTGTTGACGATCGCAAAGATGCATACGGTGATCCTATTGGAGGCACAGGTGCAACTGCTGCAGCGACTATATTCAACGGTGAGTTAACAGACATCAACATTACCAACTTTGGTACTGGATATAGTGAAACAAATCCTCCTACAATTTACATTGCTGAGCCTCAAGCAGCAAAAGCATCTGTAAATGTCGGATATGACGAAGTTACTGGATTTGTAATTGAAGAGAGTGGTAGAAACTATGTGCCTAGTGCATTTAATGGTATTGTCCGTGGTGTTTCTAACGTTGTTGACTTTGATGAGTATGGAAACCAAATTTTTGCAAAAGAAAGTCAAATTGCTACTAGCACACACCCCATAGGGTCAGTAGTCCACAACCTTGACTCTATTTTCATCTATCAGTTATTTGAGAAGTTTAGAAAGCAATATTTACCGACTATAAATCTAGATCCAAGTAAAGTTAACCCTGTTAACGTAATTAAGAATATCAGGGACTTCTATCTTGCTAAAGGTACTGCATTAGGTGCAAAATACCTTTTCAAGATTCTTTTTGGTGAAGAGATTGAGGTTTCATATCCTAAAGAGCAGATTATCTCTCCATCTGCTGCTACATGGACTGTAGACACTATTTTAAGGACTCAGATTGTATCTGGTGACGCTGCTAACCTAATTGACGCAGAAGTTATTCAATATGCAGATGAGGTTGATCAAAATGTCAAGAATGCATCAGCATTAGTTGAAAATGCAATTTCTATCATCAAAGGTGAAGATACAATTTATGAATTGGTAATATCTGAAGAAACACTTACTGGCACATTTAAAATACCTTATATTACTAATCTAGTTGAGCCATTATCCACTACAGGGCAAATTGTAACCGTTGACTCGACTATTGGATGGCCAGAGAGAAACGGCACCTTCTTTATTGGCGATAATGAAGAAGTCTTGTATAAAGAGAAGTCACTTAACCAATTTATTGAATGTACTCGATCAAATAACGGTATTGTTGAAGATTGGGATCCTGGCACCACTATTACTTCTAATATCTTCATTTACGCTAATAGAGGCACTTCTACCGAAGTTAAAATGCGTGTTTTGGGTATTGCCGAAGCAGGAAGCACAGTATTAGACGATACAGGGTCATATTACTTACCTGGCGATAAATTAAAAGTTGCATCGCTCGGATCAGACTCTGTTGGTGAAGAAAGACTAGAATCTTGGTTTTACAACGTTAAAAAACTTGTTAGGGTTTCTACAATCGATCCTGGCGGTGCATCACAAGTTGCAACCGTAACAACCGAAGAACCTCATGGATTATTGGTAGAAGACACCGTTACAGTATATGGTGCTAACCCAGTTGTCTTTAACGGCACATTCCAAGTTTCTTCTCGTATTGACGACTTTAATTTTTCATATAGAGTTGCAACAGCAACTGATATCGTCCCTGTTGGTAATATCTTACTTTCAGTCGATCTTAACAGAGGTAAGTCTACTGAGACTGCAATTAACAACGTTGTTACTGAATTTACGACTAATATTCAGAATTCCTTCTTTAATGCCGATTATGTCTACGTTGCAGCGTCTGGTCTTCCAAACTACAAGATAGGACCTTTTATTGGGTCTGCATTGATACCTGGCAACCAAAGAAAACTTATTAGAGTCCCTAGGACTGTAAATACCGTTTCTGAGAGACAACAGATTGCTGCTAACAGTGCAATAGGTGCTTGGGTTAATGGTGTAAGTATATGGTGCTATAAGTCAGAAGAGTCAATTCTTTTCGGTCCTTTGACTGGTATTGTTGTTGCTAACTCAGGTCTTAACTATGATGCAGGATCTCCCCCAGAAGTCCTTATTGAAGGTGGTGGAGGTAGTGGTGCAACTGCTACTGTTACAGTTAATGGTAGTGTTGACTCATTTGAGGTAACTGCAGGAGGACAGGATTATACATCTTCTCCATTGATCTCTATCGTTGGTGGTGGTGGATCAGGTGCATCTGCAACTGCGGTTGTTACTAATGGTGTTATAACAAGAATCTTAGTAAGCAATCCTGGCAGTGGCTTCACATCACAACCATCTATTACTATTACTGGGGGTGGCGGTAGTGGTGCTGCAGCCACTGCTAATATCAGAGGTCCTATCTCTGCTGTTACATTAACAGGTGGTGGATCAGGATACACATCTCTCCCCACTGTATCTGTTACATCTGGTGAAGGTGCATTAGCACAACCAATCGTATTGAATGGTAGAATCGTATCTATCGCTATTATTAACTCTGGTCGTCGTTATACAACAGCACCAAGAGTTGTAATCAATGGTGATGGATTTGGTGCTGTTGCAAAAGCAACCATTGCAACAACTGGGGAAGACAAGGGTAAAGTAATTGGTATCTCCATATCCAACAGAGGTATTAACTATATCCAAGGTACAACTACTGTAAGACTAGACGCTGTTGGTGAATTGGCAACATTCACTGCACAGGTATTTGAGTGGAATAAAAACTTTGAATATGAGCTTTCTAACAAGTATGATATAGCAAGAGGATATGTATTTACTGGACTTAACAACCAGTATGGTGGAGAATATGCTCACCTCTCAGATCCAAAAGAATTACGTTATGTTGTTGGAGACAATGTATTCTTAGATCAAGAAACAGGAAAATTCCAAGAAATTGAAACTAACTTCCAACACTCTCCAATCTTAGGATGGGCATATGATGGAAACCCAATCTACGGTCCTTATGGATATGCAAACCCAACCGATCAAAACAGTGGTGTAAGAAGACTTCGCACATCATATCAACTTAAACCTGAGATAGTATTATCAGATGCAAACCCAAATCCTGCTAGAGTTGACGGTCCTCTACTAGCAACTTATCCTGCAGGGTCATTTGTACCTGACTATGAGTATGTTTTCCAACAAGGTGACCTAGATCAATATAACGGTCGTTTCTGTAAAACACCTGAGTATCCTGATGGCACATATGCATACTTCGTTACTATTGATGCATCTTCAGATGGTTTACCACTATTCCCATACATTATGGGTCCTGCATTTAACTCACTTCCAGATGAGTGGAATTTAAGTCAAGGTGCAGTCCAAGAAAATATTCCTGCTGATGTTGTAAGATATAGAGTCCCATATGAGAATGTGGACATAGATGTTGAGCGTTTACCAAACCAAGAGGCAGATGTTTTAACAACTGAGATAGAAGGTTATCCTATCATCTTTGAGATTCAAGATAGTAACCAAGATGGTATTATTGATGCTAATGAGCAACAAGAGATATTACAGTTACAAGAGGAGCCTACACTACAGATATATGATTACTTCCCACAAGTCTCACTTGAGTCTAAAGTTGACATCGATGTAGAGACTGTTACTCAGTTTGAAACTGCACAAATTGATGGTTTCGTTATTGAGAATCCTGGTAGATCTTATCAGGTAAATGATACCGTATTCTTCGATAATGAAGGCACTGGTGGATTTGGTGCTTCTGCAATTATTGATAGTATTAAAGGTGTCCCTATAAGTGCATATGTCAAGGAAATAATTGGTGATAGACCATATGGTGTTATTACAACTTCTGAAAACCATGATCTTTCTCAAGGTGATGAAGTTATTGTAGATAGCACTCCTATTACGTCAAATACAAATAAAGAGTTTACTGTAAAAGTTGTAGATGGTATTGAGAGTGTTACAGTAGATATAGAAGGTATTGGATATAGTGAGTTAATACCTCCAACATATGAGTTGGTTGATGACTCAGGTGGTGTTGATGCTGAATTTACTATCAACTTAGACGCTGCAGGTGTTGCAAGCTCATTTAATATTGTAAACTCTGGTAATGGTTATAGCACAACTAATGTCCCACAAATCAGAGTATCACATCCACAGTCAAATACTAAAACACGTTATTGGTTATCAGAGTATTTGAATGACAGTGGTAACGTTACCATATTCGATAGTTACTCAACAGTTAATAGAGACTACTATATTTGTGGATCTTTAGTAGAAGATATCGATAATGATCAAGTTGGTTTCATTGCCAAGTTTGATGACCTTGGTGAGGTGCAGTGGGTTAGGACATTGCTTCCAAATAATGCAGGCACTAAGAAACTTGAATTTACTTGTCTATACGTTGATGACTCACAAGAAAACGACCTCATATATGTTGGTGGCCAAACATATGACCCCGATAACGCCAATTATAATCCAGATGTCTGGTTTGGTAAATATGAGTCAGAAAGGGATGCACAAAACAATCCTACAGGTACTTTAAAGTGGCAGAAGTCTATCGCAGGTATATCTGGTGGACAACGTAGAGACTATATTACTGACATTGCTCTTGACGAAAATAACAATATCTACCTTGTTGGTTATACTGATACTCAGGCAATAGATGCAAATGATATTTGGATCATTCAATCTAATAATGATGGAGATCTAAAAGAGAAGCGTAAAATATCTTCTCCAAATGGTGATGAGGATCTTACACAGATTAGATGGGTTTCAAATAGCACATTTATGTTTGTAGGTGTCAACCAGACAACTGATAACATGATATACGGCACATTCTCATATGATGGGTCAAATATCAATGTTGACTTCGTAAAACAAGTCCCTGCTCTTGGTGGTTATGCAAGAAACCCAAGATTTACTATTGACGAGTATAATGACGTATTTTTCTTATATGATGTCTTTAATAATGCAAATGGTAAATTTGAAAGAATTCAACTTGGTAAAATTCCTCTTGGAGACACAAATGCAACTTATACGAATAACCAAGGTGCTACATTACCAAAACCTTGGTTATTCCGTAAATCATTAACTCCTCAAGGAAATTACGTCTCTATTAAGAATACTGGTCTACATATCGATGTATTTGGAGATGTTGTCATAACTGCTGCTATAGATTATGACGAAGACAGAAAAACTAATATTGTATCTTCACTTAAGTATGATGGCACAATAAAAGAAGAATCATTAATAGAAACAACTGATTCTGTTGGACAAGTTGGTAAGACATCTACAGTTGATAATTCTGGTGATATCATCACTGTTGCTGAAAGATTGATTCCTAATCAACTTGCAGTCTATAGATTTGATAATAGTGCTGATTTAGACTATGATACAACTAAACAGACTATATCTACTCTTACAATTCAAACACCTGCTGATGCTGAGGTAGATACATCATATTATAAGTATGGCACTGGATCACTCAAATTCCAAGCAGCAAACCGTGCTACTGCATCTGGTTTAGCATGGGAAGGTCAAAACTGGACTACTGCAGCATGGTTTAGTATGAATACCACTGCATATGCAGCAGGTAATACTCCACACTTCTTTGACACTGTTGAAGTAAATGGCACCTCTGGTGTTTCTGCATACCTTATGGGTATCTCATCTGATCCAAACTTCGGTAAAATTATTCTTGAGGTAAATGGTAGTGTAGTTGCTTCTTCTACAGAGACTACTTACTGGGGAAACTTTGCTGCTGCAGCATGGCATCATATTGCACTTGTTAAAGAAAACACTGGATCAGGTGTATGGGAAATCAATGTTTACTATGATGGCACACTTGCAGTTACATATCAAACTCTAATTGACGTTAATATGGCGTCTGTTGGATTAGGTGGCACTGAGCCATCAGTTGCAACTAAGGCATTTATTGGTCATATTGACGATTGGATTATATCTAAACTTGATGAGTTTGAGTCAACCTTTACTCCTCCTACAACCAAATACCCACTATCACATGAAATCAGTGACGTGGTTGCTATTAAGATTGACAGAGCACATACTTCTGGAAGAGGCACATATACATTAACTACACCTACTAACTATTCTAATCTTACTATCAGTGAGTGGACAACTGGCACATGGTCAGATGCAGGTTTACCTTCTATTGATCAGTGGGATGTTGGAGCAGGTGGTCTACAACTACTTGACTTCTCAGATTCGCCCAGTGTATACACACCAGTACAAACGTACACATGGACAAACAACAGAGAGCAGTTTGCATCTAAGTCTTCTACTATACCTGTTAAGAATGGTCAGAAGATGTTTGTTACTGCAAACGTTGTGCCTAAATTCTATATTAAAGATGCAACTTACAGTAAGATTGATAACATCCTTGAATATACTCTTAACCAAGATGTTAAGTTTACTAAAGGTGCAATTCTTCAGCAATACAATGCTCTTGGTGTAGTCCAAGCATACGGCACGATTGTAGAAACTCCTGTAGGCACTACAACAAATCCTGGTCTAGGTAATAAGTATAAGATTGGTAAGATCTTCGGCACATTCAATACTACTGATCTATTAAGATCTACAGAAGCAACAGATATAAACATAATACCTGAGCAAACATTTATTGGTGTTGAGGAAGAAAATATTTGGGTCACAGGTACTGCATATGCTACTGCTGACAGAGTATACTATGCTAAGAAGATATACGAGGCACAATCAGGTGGCACATCTGGTGTAACTCCCCCAACACACACTACTGGTGCTGTAAGTGACGGTTCTGTTACATGGGTGTTTATTAGAAATGCAGGTGAGTTTAACATTGACATTCAAACTGAGCCATACCCCAAACCTCAATACAGAGGAATGGATATGGATCGTTGGGATCAGGGAGTTAATTTCCCTGTAGGATATCAAGTTTATTGGCAGCGTAACATATATGAAGTAACAGTTGCAGGTACATCAGGCACCATTGCACCAGTACATACAACTGGCACAGCGTCTGATGGTGGCGTAACATGGGAATGGAAATCTACAGAGCAACCACTATCTGACTATGCTAGATTCCAACAATACAGTGATGGACAATACTCAGTTAAGATTAGAAAGGTACAACCTGCATCATCTTACATACCTGGCGATGTTATTGCTATCAACTCTGGAAATATTGTTGTTGATGATGAAGGCACTGATGCATATAAGGTTGTTAAGGTAACTGGATTTGCATCTGTTAAAGAAGTTGAGTTAACTACAACTCTTAAGAAAGATATTAAGAAAGTTAGTGATGCAAGATCAGATCTTGTTTATGCAACATCTGTGACACCTCATAATTACAGAGCTAATGAAATTATATTTACTGAAGGATTTAATACTACAGAATACAACGGGTCATTCTTTATTCGTGAAGTATTTGGTAGTAGAGAATTTGTATTTGGACTAAGAAATACTGCTGCAGGTGATCCTGTATTCAATCAAAACAGTATAAGCAATGTTAATATATTTGCTAAACATCCATCTCTAACATTTATTAGAGAGCATCAATATGTCTTTGATGTTGGTGATGCATCTAACTTCGGTTACTATCTGTCATTTGCACAGGATAACCAGTATAAGTTGGAATACTCCTTTAATAATATTACTAGAGTTGGGACACCAGGTGTCCAAGCAGAAGGTCTAAGACCATATGTTAAATTCTCTGCTATTGGTAATGTAACTAATATTTCTTACTACTTTGATCCATCTAGAATTGGATCAATGTCTCCTGTTGGTGCAAATTCATTTATTGATATTATTAAGACACCTTATGATGGCACATTTACTATATCACAAATTGTCAACAATACTGAATTCAAATTCCCATTACTACTTGAGCCAGAAACCTCATCTGCTGAAGTCCAAGATGACGAAAACGGCAATCCATTCTCATTCTATTCAACAACATCTGTAAAAGCAATAGGACCTATCAATACTATTAAACTAGTATCACCAGGTGGATTCTATCAGAAGTTACCTATTATATCTGATATTGCATCATTCAGACAGATTGAGCGTATTACTATAACCTCAGGAGGTACAGAATATCAACCTGGCGTTTACTATAACGTGCCTATCGATGGAGATGGTGAAGGTGGTTTAGCAACTATCACTGTTACTCTTGATGAAGAGATTGGATCAGGCACAATTTCAGATGTATCTGTTGCAGATCCAGGTAAAGGTTATACAACTGCAAGTATAGACGTTGATAGTATCACAGGTATCTTAGGACCTCAACTTGCAGGATCTGGTGCTGCATTAGCAGTTGTAATTCCTGATGAAGGTAGTGGTGCATCTGTATTCCTAACTGGTAAAAATATCGGTAAGATTAAGAGACTTAAAAACAATGAGTTTGGATTTGGATATTCACATGACTACACTCTACGTCCTGAGATTACATTCCCTGTTAACCTACAACTCTTTAATACTTCAATACTAACTGAGATTACCATAACTGATCCAGGTTCTGGTTACACATCTGCTCCTGCAGTTGTAATCGAAGGTGGTGGTGGATCAGGTGCTGAGGCAGAAGCGGTTATCAAAAACAATCGTTTGAATGAGATTCTTATTAAGAATCCAGGTCAAGGATATTCATCTGAGCCAACTGTAACTCTAAAATCAGAATTTAACTATGTTGTTAACTTAGATCTTAACTATCTACAGTTTAACTTCCCACATGGTATTACAACAGGTGCTGCTATTCAGTTGCGTGCTGATAGTATAGGATCTACAACTGGTATACTACCAAAACCAAGTAGTGCAGGTTTGACTCAATTAGTTGAAGGACAGATATACTATGCTATTGCTGATCAGTTAGAATCTGATCAATTACGCTTCGGATTAACGTTACAAGCCGCACAGTCTGGTGACTTTATTACCTTCCTAACACAGGGTGAGGGACGACAAACTCTCTTAACTGAGGTGTTTGGAGGTACTGCTACTGCTGTTGTTGCAACATCTAGATTCCTAGAAGGTGAGAAAATTTTCCAAGGTAATAGTCCTGAGCAAGCATCTGCAACAGGTTTTGTTTCTACCAATACTGGTTGGCAGATAGGTCCTAAGATTCTTAAGGTTGTTGATTATACAGGTAACTTTGTCCAAGGTGAAAAAGTATCAGGTGAGGTTTCTAAAGCATCTGGTATTATCGATAACTTAAGCATTGCTCGTGGTGTATTGAATATTGACTCAATTACACAAACACCTGGTAGATTCATCGATGATGTTGGTAAACCATCTGAGATTGTCCAGAAGATTCAAGATAGTTTCTTCTATCAGTCATTCTCTTATGTTATTACATCTGAGATTCCTATTACAAGATGGAAGAAGCAAGTATTAGACAACAACCATCCTACAGGATTTAAGATGTTTGGTCAGTTATCACTAACTGGTGGTAAAGACGTATCTGGTAGAAAGGTTGGCACAGAATTTATTAAAGAAGTTAATATTAATGAGTATACTAACGTAAACCAGATCACATCATTTGGTGCTGCTGAGCCAGTATATACTGACTACAACAATACTGAGGTATTATTCAGAAGTAGAAGATTAACATCATCTGAGGAAATCTTAACTTCTATCGTTAAGAAGATTGATGATATATCTGATGATTTTGATGGAATATTAAAATCATTCCCAATCACTGTAGAAGGTGAAGGTGTAATTGTTAAAGGTAATCAGTTGATGATTACATTGAATGGTGTTATCCAAGCACCTGGCACATCATATCAAATTGTTGGTAATCAAATTGTATTTGCTGAGCCACCAAAAGCAGCATCACAGGTTAGATATAGAGCTGTTAGATTTACAACTATACCAGTTTACAGAATTACATTAGTAAACCCACAGGGTATATTCCCTGAGATGGGTCAGCAAGTTAATGGTGAGTCTTCTGATGCATATGCAACTGTTATTGACTCAGGGACATTCCATATTGATGTTATTAACATTACTGACGGACCTTTCACAGTCAGTGAAATAATTAAGAGGACAACATTATTCAATGCTGTTGTAGGAAGTGTAGATCTTATCAACACTGAAAGTCTCTTTAAATTCCAAGAGACAATCACTAACTTTGACGGTGATATAGCAATCATTGAAGAAACAAACCTTGATGCACAAGGTAATGCAACAGACACATTACTATTAAGTAAGACTTCAGGTACTTCAAGATTTGAAACTGGTATCTTTGATATTAAATTAAACGAATACATCTACTCAAGTAACTCTAAGATCGTTGCTCAGATTACATTTATTAGTCCATATCTAGATCCTAATACTGGTCAACCTGTTGACACTCTAATCATTAACAGAGGATCTACATTCTTCGGTCTTATCTACGAAAGACTTGTTGCTATTCAGAATCCTAATGTCATACTTGATGATATTTCTCAGTCAAGTATTACACCAGTACAATTGTACGATGCAGAGGCTAGAATCAATGAAGATTTCTTAGACTTTGAAGAAGTTAGAAGCACTGAGATTGAATACGATAATCTTTCTAGTGGCACATTTGCTAAAGGTGATGCTCTAAGAAACAAAGCAATATTCTATGCAAACCTTGTAGGTAATGCAGGTAACAGAGCAAATGACGGTGCTAGAAGTATTGGTAGAAATAGACAAGAAATTATTGACAGAGCAGAGCGTTGGGTTGCAGTAGAGCATCCTGATTTCTATTATCCTGGCGATGTGCAGACTAACACAACATCAAGATTTAGAGATGCATATCGTATGATTCTTAAGAATATTGATGCAATATCTTTAAGAGCATATGATCTACAAAAAACAGCTTTCACTGGCACTTCTGCAGGAGACAAGCAAGGTTACCTAGATGATGTTAGACTATGGATAGAATCTCTTGCATTAGATATTCACTCAGGTGGTAACCAATACTCCTTGAAGTGGATTAATGAATACTTCTCAGATTCAACTACACTTAACTATAGTAGAGCAAGTGCTGAGTTATTATTCATTGTAGAGAAAGCAAAAGACTTATGTCTTGCTGCTATTACAAACCAGTTAACTGGTGTATTCAGTGCAACTAATTCAACCGACGAAGCAACTTATTATGCAGACCTCTCAATCACAGCAGACCCATCACCAGGATCTCCGTATGCGACTCCAGGCAGCAATACAGATAACGCTACTACTGATAATTGTAGCGACGTGCAGTCTGCAATTACTACTATCTGGACATGGCAAAACGAAGCAATAGCTGCAGGTAATCTAAATGATATTCCTACTGAAGTTGAGCCTACAACTTCTATAGGTCAAGAAAAATGTCGTCGTGACTTAGGATTATTCATAGATGCTATTGCTGATGATTTAAGCTCAGGTGGTGAGTTTAATTCTCAAAACTTTGCAGAGCAATATTTTGATACTACTGGTAACTTTATTCTTAACGGATTCTATGGTGAAGTTGCTGAATCACAGACTGCAATATTGAAAGCAAGAGACACAATGTTTTATGCTATCAACAACTTGCTCTATGTAAAAGATATTGGTAACGAAGGATATAACTTAAACGATCCTATAACTTACGGTGGATCTGCTCCTGCACATACTTATGATCCTAATTACTCATCTGGTAATGCTCAGAGTTTAAGTAACTGTGCTGATATTCAACAGAATATTACATTCTTAACTGACATTGTTATTCACTCTGTTACTGCAGAAAATACACATAACCTTACAGGCACAACTTCATATACATCTGAGGGCACAGGAGGTCCTAAGATTACTGGTGTATTTGCTGATCCAGTGCCTCAAGGTAGTCTCAATATTGATGGTGCAAACCTTCTTCTTAATAACAAAGAATTTATTGCTGCAGAAGCACTTCACATTTATAAGACTGCTAATCCAGGATTTACTCCTCACCAAACTGATGCTGATTGCACAGACGATATCAAAGATGTAATTGAAGCGATTGCTTATGATATTAAGTATGGTGGAAACAGTAGAGTATATGATGCTGCAACTTATGCTATTGCTTATGATGACTCTCCTACAACTGCATCACAAGTTAATGGAATATATGCTGAAGCACAGACTATTGCAGGCAGTGTCATACAAAACGGCACAGATACATTTACAGTTGCTAACGTAAACAACGCCACTAGGACATTTGATGTGACAGTCCCAACTGTCACACTGAATGCAGGTGACTCATTAACTTATGTTGGTAACGGTAAGATGGTTGTGGCACCACCACAATTTACACCAACTGGTGCAACATATAATCCTGTAACTGGTGACTTAGTATTAACTATTGGATCTCATAATATTACTGCAGGTAGATTTGTTTCTATCGCTGCTAATAGTTTGACATTTAATTGCACAATGGATGGTGGATCTTCTAACAAGACATATCCTAGAGCAGGAAAAGATCCATATTATAACAAACCTCTAGAAGTTAAATCTGTTGTTGCAAACACATCTATTACAGTTAACGTTGGTGCATCTCCTGAGATAACATTTACTCCTACTGCTATCACCTACAGTCCATCTAGCGGTGTGATGGTAATGACTATTGGTGAGCACAAATTAGAGACAGGCACTGCTATCAAAATTGCACAAGAATCATTAGTCTTTAGATGCTCTCAAGATAACTATCTAACTGATCATGCTTATCCAAGGACAACTGACCCATACTATGATACTGCAATAACAATTACAGATACAACATCTACCACTATTACTGTAAACGTAGGTGTTGCAACTGCACAAGGTCAGTATGAGCACGTCTTCCAAAGTGCAGCATTTGGTGCTGTTATCACAGGTGGTAACTATACACATACATTTGTAAGTGCTACAAGTAACGCAGTAACATTAGATAACACTGCAGACATTGCTTTAGCAACTTATGACGTTGCAGGGGGCACACTTTCTATTCAACTTGCAGAAAGTTATACTCCAACATTATCTAATGGAGACACAGTAAGATTACATTACTTACATTTTGTATCTAAGACATTTGGTGATTACTACTATCCTAGATTTGCTGCCACAGGAATACATGGTAAGAGACAGTGGTTTGACACAGATCTAACACCTGTTAATTCAGATACTAATGGTTGTGCAACTGTTGTATCTGCATTTAATACACTTATGAGTGTATACACAACTGCATATACCAACAACAATATGGCACACGCCACAAGGACTGCTCCTACTGAAAGGACAATCACTGATGGTGGTTATAGTGCAGGTGAAACTCTTCGTGTTACAAAATATGCATTTAAAGATCCATCAAGAGGTTTATTCCTACCTGGCGAAAACCTTAAAGGTGTTACAACTAATGCATCTGCTCCTATTAAAGGATCTAACAATGGTCTTAAGTGGATATATGGTGGTAACGCTACTGGCACATTCAGTATTGGAGAATATGTAACTAACTCTACTCTAGTTAATTCTAATTGCACCATAGATGATATTACAATATTATCAGCTCTTTCTAATAACACAAAATCAGTTAGAATTCCTAACACTGGACAGATTGTCCAGACAGAAAGAAATGACTTTAAGTTTGGCACAGGTGACTTTACTATTGAGATGAGACTTCGTGCTGACGCAATATCAGGTAATCAGATTATCTTTGATATGAGACGTCCACAAACAACCTCAACAGGTCTAAGTCTAGTATTGAATGGAAGTGGTCAACTTATCCTCGCTAATGGTAGCAGCACTCTTATTACATCTACAAATACTCTTATTGCACTTAGATGGCATCATATTGCTGTTGTTAGAAAGTCTGCTGTAACTTCAATCTATATTGATGGTGTGCAGCAAACAACTTACAGCGATACAAACACATACGAGTTTGCAAGATTTGCTCTTGGTAAAGATGTTTCTAACGGTCAACAGTTTATAGGTAACCTTGATAATCTTATCGTTAAGAAAGGTGTTGGTGATTATGAAGGTGCTACAATTACTCCTCCTTCAGATCCTGACTTTACTAATAGTAGTATTGTCCTTGGTATTAATGGAGAAGCACCATTTGTAGTTTCTACAACTGAGGTATACGCTACACTTACTGGTTTAACAAATTCATCATCTACACTTAAATCTATTGATTATCTCAATAAGCGTATTACTATTGAGGAGGTAGATCTTGGTAGAGAAATTTATAGAGACGCTGCAGATATAATTGATATTAACCGTGATTGGATTGCTGAGGAAGCAGTTGGAATCATGCAGGCATTCTTCCCTGACTTTACAATACCTGGCGATACTTATGGTGCAGGTGGCACAATGAGTGGCACAAATGTTTGTATTAGAGATACTAGAGATTATATCTTACCTGCTATTGTAAAAGATCTAAGAGAAGGTGGTAACTATAACGTTATCGTTACTGCTCGTTTCTACCGCACAAGAGGTGGTGAGATTGAGTATATTGGTCAAGAGTTACTACAAACTCTATATGCATGGCGTGAAGTTGTAAAACTTTGTAAGTATGTAATTAACACATCTGACACTACCCTCACTGGCACATACACAACTAAACTTCGTGTCCCACATGCACTGTCTGGCACAACTCAAGTAGAAACACAATTAGATACTTTAGGTGATTACATCGCTGACGTCCTTGCTCCTACTGGACATAGATTCAGAGATGCAGGTGCACTTATTTGGAAAAACCGCGATTATATTGCAGAAGAAGCAGTTGGTCATATCAATGCACTTTATACTAAGACAATTAATAGTGTCCCAGTCCAATTCTTAACTATTCCAAACAACACCAAGTGTTTGCGTGACCTTAAGGATCATGTATTACCTGCTGTCATTGGTGACATCATTATGGGTGGTAATGCTGAAACACAGAAGGTTATTGATAGTTATTTGAATAGTGATAATGAGATTCTTTACATTACTGATGAATTGAATCCAATGATTGATGCGATTCACTATACAGAGATGCTCGCAAAGAAAGCAATTAATAATTTACTCATGTCACCAGGCGAAACTTCTGCTTCTCTTGGTGTTAGTGCAACTTATCAAGATGAATATTACTCACCAATATATACTTCAAGATTAGCATTTAGAGATGAGACAATTACTTACGATCCTAAACAGTTTGATCAAACAAGGACTGGATCTAATAAATTCCTTGATGCTGCAGATTTAATTGATGACAATGCAAGAATAATTGCTAAGGAAGCAGTTTCTACAATGAATGACCTTTCTAAGTATGGATCATTTATTGTGCCAACTGGCAACCCTGTAGATTGTGAAGATGATGTTGTTGACATCTTGGCAGGTGTTGCTCATGATTTACGTCATGGTGGTAACTCTGAAACCTATAGAATTGGTAAACTTTATGTAAGATCTGACGGTGGTATTAAACACATCGAAGGTGAAACAGAAGCATCTAAAGCTGTATTTAAGATTGCTAGAGATATGGCAATCCTAACAATTAGAAATGGATTTGGTCGTGATAGTTTACCTGGTCATAACGAAGTAACTTTCCAACTTTCAAGTTATGAGCGTAATGGTGCATCTAACAATAGAATATATGCTGCTCGTGCTATTGAAAGAAACATTAGATTTATTGCAGAAGAGGCAGTCCGTCGTGGATTAGATCAGTATCCTTCATTAAGTATCAATGGTGGATCTAGTGCATTGTGGACAAAAGAATTCACTCCTACAGATGTAAATTATAATTCTACAAATGGTAAGATGGTCGTTACCATTGGTAAGCACGATATCCAAAGAGGTGACACAGTTAGAGTTACTCCTCTAGGTATTACATTACGTTGCTCACAAGATAACTATGCAACAGATCATCCATATCCAAGGACAACTGATCCTGTATATGAAAAGAATATTCTTGTAGAAGATATATCACAAACAACCATTACTATAAACGTTGGAGCATCACCACAAGGTCAGCAGTATACTCACCAATTCCAGAGTGCACTTGCAGGATCTATTAAGTGGGGTGATGATTTTGGTGGACAAAAACTAACACCTACAAACATTACTTACAACTCTGCAACTGGTGACATGGTAATGACAATTCCTGACCATGTATTCAATGTTGGTAATCGTTTAATGATTGCTCCTAACTCATTGACATTTACATGCAGTCAGGATAATAATGCATCTAATCATTCATATCCTAGGACAACTGATCCTTACTATAATAAGACAGTTGCTGTAACTGCTGTTGGCACTGGGACTGCAAATATTACAAATGCATCATACCAAGAAACAACTGGTATTTTGACAATTACATCTGCAGGTCATGGACTTGTAACTGGAAATAGAATTAAGATTGCAACAGATGGTATTAGATTTACTTGCACACAAGATGGAAACAGCACAAACCACGATTATCCAAGATCTACTGACCCTGCTAATAATAAGTGGTTGATAGTAACTAAGATTGATGATGACAATATTGCAGTTAATGTTTATCCTTCACAAGTTGGACAGCAATATCCTCATACATTTGTAAGTGCAACATCTGGTGCATTGATAAAACAGAGTGGCACTGTAACAGTTAACGTTGGTGCATCACCTGCAGGTCAGCAATATACTCATGCATTTGTAAGTGCTACACATAATTGTATTACTGCAGCAGGATCTATTGATTGTGTCCATGACGTTGCTGATGTGCTTGCGTGGCATACATTCAACCTAGAATATGGTGGTGACAACATGGTTGCACTTGGTGCAGGATACTATGTTGAGAATGGAGTTATTCAACATATCGCAGGCGTTGTAAATGAAGTAACTTGGATTACAAATACTGCTAGAGATATTGCCAAGCAAATATACCAAGGCACTACACCTTCTAGACATGCAACAAACGGTGCTGAGTTTGTCCCAATTACTGACATTGAAGATAAGTGGGTAACTGGTGAAGGAAATATGAGTGCTATAAGTGACTCTGATGTAGATACCGAAGTTAATAGACTTATTAGTATAGTTACTGATACTATAAATGATCCTACAGGATCTGATACAACAACATATCCTAATGGTCTATCTGGATCATTTACCCCAACACTACCAAACATCTGGCCAACAAAATATAGTGGAGATGTCCCACTTAGAGATGTATCTGTCACATTTGACAATCAAGCAACACAGTGGAATCAAACCTGTCCTACTCAAGCTGCTGCAATCAATACTTTGATGGCAATTCTTGAAGGTGGTATTGACGCTGCTGTAGCAGGAAATGGTCTTACTTACTATGGCACAACTGTCACAGAGACTGCTCCTACATCACCTACATCTAATCTCTATAATGCAGGTAAGTGTTATGATGTCAAACTAGAGATTGAGAAGAAGTATAAGGTCATGTATGAGACCTTATCAGGTGGATCAACAAGTAATAAGATGGCAGCGAAGATGATACTCTTCAACAAACCTGCTATTAAAAAGAGAGCATATGATCAAACTGTTGCATTCTATCCTAGTTACGCAGGTGATGCAGACTTTGCAGATCAAATAATTCATGCTGTAATTTATGACCTTGTTACAGGTGGTAATGCTGAGGCATTTGATTCTATCAGTAACTGGTTTGATGGTGATGGAAATATGATTGTCTATACAGGAATTGTTAGGACACATCTAATCTATCACATGACTCGTGTTAGAGAATATTGTAAGTCAATCATATATGCTCCTGACGGTGCAGGTTGGATTCCTTACGTTGCAGATCCTGGACTTTACATTCCTGCTCTTAGAACAGAATGGGATCAGGAAGCAACAGAATTCAATATGGATTCTAGTATTAACGTATTTGAATTTGCACTTGAGCAATCTAAATTCTCTACTGAGGCGAAGACTACATGGATTGCTAATACTGACGTCCACAACAGACACGTTGTATACAACGAAGGATTTGACTGGAATACCGATCCTGCTCTTGTATCTCTTACTCCCACAGTTCGTGCAGGGTATGATAGAGCAGAGTTTAGAGTCAGAATTTACCGTGCTAACTTCTTCAGACGTGGTGATGTTGTACAATACATTCCTGCAGGTGGTGGCACACTAGGTGGCACAACAGGTCAATCTTTATATTATATCTTAAATGCTGAGGCAACATTCTTTGAAATAGGTGCTGTCCCAACTCATGATGGTAGATTTAGAGCATTAGAATTCGACGATACTGCAGCATCATCTCATATCTTCCAAGTCCTTGTAAGATCTGGTATTAATAGAGCAACTACAACATATGGTAATCCTGATGTAGAGACTCCATACTCAGGTGGATTCCTTGATGCTGATGTCCTTTACGGCACACAATCTGATGTATTTGCTGAGATTGGGTCACAGTCCTTTAACCAAGCATCTGTCAGAGAAACATTCTTATATGTTAAACTTGGCAACCCATCAGATCCTGGCGTTTCTAAATTCACTAATGGTGAAAATGTATTCAAGTCTGGTGATGCAACTGCTGTAGGTAAGATATTACAGCAAAACTATAACACTGGTAACACAGAAATTATCCTAAGAGTTGTAGATAAGACAGGACCTAACTGGGCAGTTGGAGATACTCTTGTTGGACTAGACAGCTCAACAACTGCAGACATTACTGCTATAACAGATCGTCTACTCCTTAACGTTGATCTTGGTGCATATGCTGTTGGAGATAAGATCTTCAAGAAGGCAGATAACACTGAGGCAGATATCGTATTCTACGATAATAAGTCAGGTGCGATTATTGGTAACGATGGTGGTCGTGTTGTTATGGATGTTGAGACCATTCAATCTGGATGGGAGACTGGTGACATCATCTATGGTAGTCTTACTGACTATATCCTAGATGTTAAGGGTATATACCAACCAGGTGGAGTTGCAGAAGTAAATGATATTATTCACGGCACAGAGGTTATAGAATTAGATCTTGGATCTACATTTATTGAGGCAGGTCTTGCTGCTACATTTGAAGTTGGTGATGAAGTTAATATGCTCATAGGTACTGTTATTAAGAATCCTGGTTTAACAGCGGTTGTAACTAAGTATCAAGCTCCTAATAACAATGTGAGTCCTGTAATACCACATAAGATGTGGATTGGTAATGTCCAACCTGTAGGCACAGGTGCATCTGTGAGTGAGTTAACAAACGCAGGTATATTCATTGGTAAGTTTGACATCGGCACAAACTTCCCTGTTATCTACTCCAATGTAACTAACATAACTCAAAACACATATACTTCTTACGCTAAGATTTCTAAGATTGAGCAGCAAGGTATTACTGCAAGAATATGGGTTGAGCAGGCAGTCGGTGAGTTTTATGACAACATGACTATTAAGGGTGACGATGGATGGTCAGCTGCTGTATCTGATGCAAGGACATTGGTCGGACGTGTTGATCGTTACTTCAGAGGATTTGACGGTGTGCAGCAAAACTTCTCACTATCTGTTGAGAATGGACAAGCATACTTCCCAGATCCTGCAGGACACATGCTCATCTTCGTTAATGGTATTCTACAACCACCAGGTGCTATTAATGCATACACTGCATTCTCTGACAAGATACAGTTTACAGAGCCACCTGAGATTGGATCTGAGTTTATTGGATACTATGTTGGTAAACTAAGACAACTTGATGATATTGGATTTGAATTTGATTCACTAAGATCTTCCTTTAACTTAAAGTTAGATGGAATCTTCTACTCATTGACATTGACAGAAGGTGTCTCATCTGCAACGATCTTACCAGAAAACAACATACTCGTATCACTCAACGGTATCATACAGGAGCCAGGTGTGTCATATGAGATTGTTGGATCTAGAATAATCTTTGCTGAAGTCCCAAGAGCAGGAGCAACCTTCGTTGGATTCTCTTACATTGGATCTGATGCTGACGTTATATCTGCAACTGTTGTCCCACCGATTGAGGCAGGTGACCAATTAGACATCGAGGGTGAAGAATTCCCAAGAGAAGTTGCTCTAATTGAATCTTCTAACTCCTTGATTACATTTGAATATACAGGATCAGTTAAGGGTAGAAACGCAGAGGCACTTGCAAATATTACTAGTGGACAAATTATTTCTGCTACTGTAACCAATCCTGGCGATGGTTATACATCTAAACCTAACGTTGAGATTATCTCCTCTACTGGTTTCGATGGTCGTTTGGTGCCTATGATGGGTATCCAAAGGATCGACGTAAAAGCAACTGGTGGTGGATATTCACTACCTATAGTTGCTGCTGAAACAACTGTTGAGGATGATTTTGTTACACCTACAGGATCACCTGTAAATAATGGATTCGACATCTATGCAGGTGAGGGTATTGATCAACAGGGTAATCCAATCGTTGTTGATCCTGGTTTAATTAGAATCAATATCAACCCAGTTAACGTGACTGTTAACCAAGGTCAAACTGCAACATTCACCGTGGTTGCTGACTTTGTAAGGGCATCCGATGGTCAACTAAATACTACTACACTCAACTATCAGTGGCAGAAGAAAGACTACGGCACAACTGTCTGGTCTAACATTATTGGTGGAAACCAAGCAGCATATCCTACTAACTCCACCACACAACAAGATGATGGTGATGAATACAGAGTAGCGATAACTGCAGCGGGAGCAACACCTGTTTACTCCTTCTCCGCTATCCTATCTGTCCAGATCGGATCCACGGTGATCTCTAACTTCACTCCTGATCAAATCTTCGACGACGCATGACCGCTACAGCAACATACACGTCAGCAACTAAACAACTTGCCGTAACTGGTGATGGTCTACCTGATCCAGTAAGTTATGGCACGTTTCCTAATCTGAATAATCCTAATGCGGTTACAGAGCAGGCATTTGCACATACGTTTAGATATCGTGGTGGTGAGTTTGGTGTTGAGAGGACATTTGATGATAACACATACTTCCAAAGTGGATTTGTTATCTCTGTAAATATATCAGTTAATGACAATGCTTTATTTGCTGCCCAAACTATTGCTCCTGGCGATCATCTTTTCTTTATCTTTTCTGACGGTAGGAAACAACGATTTATATTTAGAGGGACAACATTTACGTCCATTGCAGGGGAATGCTGGCTCGCCACAGACCAAAGATTAGATCTTATTGTTGCAGATTCACAAACAATACCAACAGGCACATACACATATTATGATCAAAGAAATGGACGTATAGAAACTCCTCTTGGTGCTATAGGTATTGCTGCAAATGGAGTTGTATTCTATAATCCTAGTGCAGGTGCAGGTGGTAACCCTCCTGTAGGATTTCAATGGAATGCACATTATCCTAATTCACCTGTAGATTTTGGTGAAGATTCTTGTGGTGGACACCCAGAATCAACAGGACAATATCATTATCATGATACTCATTTTATAGATTGTTGGAAGCAGAATTCTGCTATGGCAAACTATAATGACTACTATGGTAGTAGTCAGTTTAATGGTGACAATATGCGTCACCCTGATGGTCATAGTAAAATCTTAGGATATTGCTTTGACGGATTTCCAGTATACGGACCTTTTGGATATGACGTGCCGTTTACTGCATCACAAACAACTCGTTTTATGTCCTCGAGTTATAGGACAAGAAATATTGAAATAGCAGGAAGACCTGATTATGGCACTACTGCACAAAACCCTCCTGCAGGATCTTTAGTGCAGGACTGGGAATATATTGATGGTCTAGGTGATTTAGATTTTCACAATGGTAGATACTGTGTAACCCCAGAATTTCCAAATGGGACTTATGCATATTTTATATCTATTGACTCTGTAGGAGAAGCAGCATTCCCATATATGGTTGGGAATATGACTAGAGAGAGTATAAATCAACCTGCAAACAATGGAGCAGCAGCACCTCCTGCACAAGAAGGTGGAGACGGTGGAGCACCTCCTGTTACACCTACGCTGCAAATTACTGCACAACCTCAAAGTGCTACGGCATCTGTCAATACAACTGTTACCTTTACAGTCCAAGCAAATGTCTCTCCTATACCAGGACCTATTTCATATCAATGGTATAGATCAACTGATGATGGATTTGCATACGCACAAGTTACTGGTGCAACAAGCAACTCACTATCATTTACTGCGTTGGGATACATGTCCAACTACAAGTATAAAGTTGAATTACGAGGACCTGCACCCGCTAATAATGCAAGTAACTCACCACTAATGTCTAACGTTGCAACGTTATCTGTATCAGGAATAGGTGGTGGACAAGGCGATACTGACTTCTCATCTACTGCAGTGAAGTATGACACCACGTCAGTTACATACGATGCAACCTAAATAACACTGTAGAAAACTACCTACCATGGCTAAGCAAAATCTAAATGTTGGATCAGCTGCGAATGACGGCACAGGTGATACCCTGAGAGATGGTGCTATCAAATTAAATAGCGTCATTGATGAGTTATATACTAACCTAGGAAATGATACCAACTTACAAGTTAATATCGGAGCACCTGTTAATGATCAAGTGTTGCGATGGACTGGCACTGCGTTTACAGAATCACACTTCGATTCTCTAAGTGCAGACCTTAATGTTAAAGCATTTAAAATTATTTCTGAGAGTGCAGGCAATATTGTTATTGAGCCAGATACAACAGGAGATATTGAATTCAAAGCAGGTAGTCAAGGTAGTAGAAAGGTATATGTAGATGGTGCAGATGGATATTTAAAGTGGACATCTCCTTATGCATTATTGAGCGATCTTCCTGATGTTACTGCACATCAAGGTATGCTTGGATATGTAAATGGCACAGGAAAAGCATATGTTGCACACAGCAGTTGGACACAACTTCTTGATGCCACTGATGGTATTTCTATACTAACTGATGTAGATACTACAGTAAATGGAGGACCTTCTGACGGTCAAGTATTGAAATGGAATGGCACATCCTCAAAATGGGAGCCTGCTAATGATGAGACAGCAACAGGTGGTGGTGGCACAACACAAAACCTATTTGAAACATTTACAGGTGACACTGGCACAACAACAGCGTCTGCTGCAAATGACACATTTAATATTGTAGGTGGCACAAACATCTCCACTGCATTGGTAGGAGATACTCTTACAATTACTATGACAGGAGCACTTGGTGATCCTGATCAAAATCTATTTGAAACGTTTGGTGCTGACAATGGTAGCACATCTGCAACAGTAACTACTGACACTCTTAACTTCTTGGGTGGCACTGGTATTAGCACTAACCTCAACGCAGGTGCTATTACTATAACAAACGATTCACCTAACATTGTGCAGAATGTATTGCAATCTGTATCAGGTGACACTGGAAGTTATACTGCTGTTGCAAGTAACTCTGGATTTACTATTGCAGGTGGCACAGGTATCACAACTGCTGTTTCAAGCAATACTCTTACAATTACAAACACTGCATCATTCCCTTCAGCAAGTGAGAATGACAACTTAGTCTATGATGGATCGGCATGGATTGCGACCGAATCTCCAACTATTAGTTTCATAATCACTAGTAATGCAACAGCTGGTTATAGATTTAATGGTGGTGGTTTACCAACTGGATCTGACAATCCTACAATATATGTCTATAGAGGATTTACTTATAGATTTAATAACACAACAGGATCCTCACATCCATTTGAAATTAATGTATCCCAAAATGGATCTGCAGTCAGTGGTGTTAGTGGATCTCAATCAGGAGTCCAATTCTGGACAGTGCCACAAACATTGAGTGCAGGCACAACTTACAAGTATCAGTGTGGTATTCCATCACACACATCAATGATAGGTGACATAGTAGTAGTATGACACGTACAGTTCCTGGCTCTGGTGCAATTATTAGACCCGAATTCAACAGTGTGTTTGGAGTCAGGGCGATTTTTGTCGAAAGTGGTGGGGACGGATATGATGCTAATGACCCTCCAAAACTGACTATACAGAATGCAGGGACACCTCTAAGAGAGGCAGTTTTAAGACCTATAATCCAAGACAATAGAATACTTGCTGTTGAGATCTTAGATCCTGGCGAAGGATATGACCCTCTACGTTTAAAGATCGAATCAACAGATGCAGGTAGTCTTGGTGCACGAGGCAAAGTTTTTTTGAATGAAACTGGTGGAATAGACTATATCCAGATGACAACTCTGGGTGATAATTATTTTGACGGCACTAGTGCTGTTATTGAAGGTGGCGGTGGCTCTGGATCAGAATTAGTCCCTGTTACTGGTGGTGTGACAGGTTTAGTTATTACCCGAGAAGGTAGAAACTATGACCTCAATGATGCTAACGTTGTTATATCTGGTGGTGGCGGTGGAGATGGTGCTACAGGTACAGTTACACCCAACCAGTTTGGTAAGGTTACATCAATTACCCTAACTAACCAAGGTGAATTTTTTGAGACTGCACCTATTGTGCAGATTATTGGTGGAGGTGGTAGAGGAGCAGCAGCAAGTGCTGATATTGACTTGGGTGCCATTACTAGTATAGATCTATCTAACCAAGGTAATGGGTATACTAATAGTCCTAAAGTTATATTTGCTAGAGATACCAATCTCATTCGTAGGCAGAGGAATAGACAATCTCTTAATAGTGTCGTTTATAATCTTACTGGTCTCATTTCAAATGTGGCACCAAGTGATAGCACCATTAATGTCGAGACTACTGCAGCGTATCCAGGCTCAGGTAAATTCTTGGTCGGGAAAGAAATCGTTAGATATACAGGTAAAACTGCAACCTCCTTTACTGGACTCGACAGGGGTGTCAACTTTAGATTTGACCAAAAGGTTACTCTTGACAACTTGCAAGACGATGCTCAAGGAGTTTCTCAATATTCGTTTGCGGTTACCGACCAAGTAAAACGTTTTGTTGCTAGTGCGACAAGTAGGGTTGCTATTGTATACGATTGGGATCCTATTGCTCATGAGTTATATCTAACATTTGAGGTTGACGAATTAGCATTTATTGATGGTGGTAACTCTGCTGATAAGACTGCATCTATACAGTTTGTTGGTGGTAGTGCACAATCTAGTGGCACAGGTGTATCACCACACGTTATTATAGACAGTCCAGGTAACGATATTGTTACTTTTACTGATCCGTTATCAGCAATCTTAAACAAAGCGTTTGAAGATGATGATGAATTAGACGGAGTTGGTGACGGTATTATCGATCTAGTAAATACTGGCACAGAATATGAGAATGATACAAACCTAGATGGTGGTATAGCATCATCTAAATATGGTATTGAGGAAGAATTAGGTGGACAAAATATCACCTTATTCCAAGCAGCGGATAAACTATACGACGGAGCAAACCCACCGCAACTTGCAACAGTAGTTACAGCAGGAGTTTTGGGTGATGGAGACACCCATATATCTCTTGGTGTAATCTCTGTTAGAGATAGAAACGCTTCTGCATATGCTGTTGATGAGATCATAACAGGTCAATCTAGCGGTGTTACTGCAACCTTTGTAAGTATTACTGCAGGGGAAAGGACAGGAGAATTTTTCTTAAACGTAAAGAATATTACTGCATCTAACACAGCAAGTAAGTTTGCTGCAGGTGAAACTATACAAGGTCAAGGATCAGGTGCAACAGGTGTGCACATCTTTACTGAGTATACAACCAGAGTCCGAAATGAGGACGATTAAAAACTCCATAAATAAAGTATGGGAGACCTATAACTAAATGGCACTACTAACCGACCAGTTTAGAATTTTTACTGCCAAGAGATTCATTAAATCTCTGGAAGGTCCTGACTCGGCTCAATCCGATCTAGCAGCAGGAGCATCCAGAGACAGACTGTACGTATTCATTGGCAGACCTCAAAGCTGGGATAATGAGAATGACCCGCCCGATCCAACGGATTCGCTACAGGAATTTGCTGACAACTTTTCTGACATGATCTCCCTAAAGAGAGTTTTAGCAAATGACACAATACAAGTTGTAAGAAGAATAAATTGGATTCCTCCCGAGCAAACTACTGGTGGATTAGGTTACGTCTATGACATGTATAGACATGACTATTCTGCTACAAAGACTGCTGCATCAGGTGCTACTAAACTTTATGATGCAGACTTCTATGTTGTTAACTCATCTTATCAGGTATACAAGTGTATATTCAACGGCACGTCTCCTAGTGATCCTAACGGAAAACCTTCCACTGTTGAGCCTACAGGTACTTCAACATCTATCATCACAACTGCTGATGGTTATCGTTGGAAATATCTCTATACTATTCCTGTTGGACAAGTTTTAAAATTCTTCTCTAATGAATATATGCCAGTTTTGGAAGATACTGCTGTTATCTCTGATGCTGTTGGTGGAGAGATTGATACGGTTATTATCGGATCTTCAGGTACTGGTTACAACAACGGCACCTACGAAAACGTCCCTATTAAAGGAGACGGTATTGGTGGACGTGTATCACTAGTGGTTGACGGTGGTAAACTTGTTACTGCTACTGTTACATCTGGTGGATCAGGATATACATTCGGGACAGTTATCATTGATGAGATCAACGGTATCGGAGCAGGAGCAGGATCTGGTGCATCTGTTGAAGTTATCATTCCTCCATCTGTAGGTCATGGTGCAGCACCTGACACAGAGTTAGGTGGATATAGGACAATGATCAACACCAAGTTTACATACGCTGAGGGATCAGGTGACTTCCCAACTGATAACGACTATCGTCGTATTGGTTTGTTACTTAATCCATTTAGATATGGCACAAATGAATTGACTGCAGAATTAACTTTGTCAGGTACAAAGGCAGTTATATTCTCTCCTACATTTACAGGTAACTACACAACTGACGAGATCGTAACACAATCTAGGACAGTTGGTGGACAGCAGGTAACTGCTAGAGGTCGTGTTGTTTCATGGAATAGCACAACAAAAGTATTGAAGTATTACCAGAATAGAATCGACGGTATTTTCCCTGAGATTACTGGTAGTTTGACTGAGTTTGATGGAGGTAACCCAGTTGTGGGATCTATCTCAGGTACATCAGGTGACCCAGACATCAACTTCCCTATCGTCTCTGGATCCTCTACCAGAGTGATTAACAACACTGAATATGATTTGGGTATGGCATTTACTAACGGTTATGCAGATCCAGAAATCCAACCAAATAGCGGTCGGATTATTTACATAGATAATAGAGGACCAATCACTCGTGCGGGCGACCAAATTGAGGATATCAAAGTCGTAATCGAATTCTAACGATGCCACAGAATACCAACCTAAACATTAGTCCATATTTCGACGACTTCGATAAAGATAAGAATTTTTATCGAGTGCTCTATAGACCTGGATTCCCAATCCAAGCAAGAGAGCTAACAACAATGCAATCGATTCTACAGAATCAGATTGAGAATATGGGTCAGCACTTCTTTAAAGAAGGTGCAATGGTCATACCTGGTCAAGTAGGTTATGACTTAAACGTACAAGCAATCGTCTTACAACAAGCATTCTTGGGAGTAGACGTTGAGACATATCGTACTCAACTAAGTGGAAAGATTATATCTGGACTTACATCTGGTATTCGTGCAAAAGTCCTATACTCAATCCCTGCTACTGAATCTACTAGAGGATACATTACACTATATGTAAAGTATATTGACTCTGGTGACACTGTATCTGAGACAAACATCCGTGGTTTCCAAGAAAACGAGCAGTTAATATCTGAGTCTGAATTAACTTTCGGCACAACTCTTATTGAGATTGGATCACCATTTGCTCAGTTACTACCTGTTGATGCAACTGCAGTAGCTGCTGTAGCATATATTAATGAAGGTATATATTTTATTCGTGGACATTTTGTAAACGTCCCTAGTGCTTACATTATTCTTGACCAGTATACAAACAATCCGTCATACAGAATTGGTCTAGAAGTATCAGAATCTATTGTTACCCCAGAAGATGATACGTCTCTAAACGATAATGCTGCAGGCACATCAAACTACTCAGCACCAGGTGGACATAGATTTAAGATATCTACTACACTTGTTAAGAAACCAATTACAGATGAGACTGATAAAAACTTCATCGAATTGGTTAGAATCAGAAATTCTAAAGTTGAGCAACTTGTTAATACAAGTGCTTACTCACAACTTGAAAAGTCACTTGCGAGAAGGACATACGAAGAGTCTGGTGACTATGTAATTGACACATTTGATGTCAGTTTAAGAGAACATCTTAATGATGGTTTCAATCATGGTGTATATACACCAGGTCAATCATCTAGAGAAGGTCAGGCAGCATCGGAAGAATGGGCTGCAATCGAGGTATCACCAGGTCGTGCATATATTAAAGGTTATAGGACAGAGTTTCTAACACCTCAGTATGTTGATCTACCAAAACCAAGAGATTTTGAAGCAATTCAAAACACTATCATTCCTTTAGAATGGGGTCAGTATGTAAAAGTATTCGACGTATATGGATGGCCAAACTTTACTGGTGAGGGTGTCCAAGATGCTTACCAAATCGTAGATCTATATGACGGTTGGGGTCTTAATACTGGTGCTAGTATATCTGGACAAAAAATCGGACGTGCTCGCTGTGTGCAACTACAGAAATCAGGAGCAGGTATCTTTGACATGTATATGATGGATATCCAGATGTATACAGGTATCAACTTTGTTGCAGGTAATACTACTGTCTCAACAGGTGATAAACTTGTTGGACGTATATCAGGTGCAACTGGATTTGTAACTTCTGATTTTTCTGGCACAAGAGTTTCTCTAGAGCAAGTATCAGGTAACTTCGTTGACGGTGAAGTAATCACTAGAGATGGTAGAGTTGTTGGCACATTGGATGCTGTCCATACATACAAAGTTATTGACGCAAGATCTGCTGTAGGTTATAACGCATCATCTATTGTAAGTTTCCTTGCTAACTTCTTACTTAATGATAGACAAGCAATCAGAGGTGCATCTATTACTGTTGATCTAAACGGATCTCCCCCTAAGATTACAGGTACAAATGGATCTAAGTTTGAGCAAGACCTCAGACCAGGTGATGTATTATGCCCTGATGGATTATCATCTCCTGAGGGTGAAAAAACTTTTGTGATTACAAAAGCAGTTAAGAATGCTATCAACCTAACATCTCAAAACAACACAGGTGTTACACCTTATGTCTTTGATTATCAAGCACAGACTGCTACAGTTGATACTAGTCTAACAAAAGGATCTATAACTGATGGCACATATACAACTGTTGTAAGATATAGACCATATCTATATGGACAAAATATACCTGCAGGTCAGTTGTCTCAAGATATGCCTAAGAAGACAATCAAATCTATTAGTGATGAATCATTCTTTGTCTTTAGGACGTTTGATAACAAGACTGTTGTATCAGGTGGTTTAACTGTTGCACTTCCAGAATCTGAGCAGTTTGCTGCGTTAGATGATGATAATTATATTCTTACTGTCCTCGCTGAGGGAGGATCTGCATATTCTGTAGGACAAAACTTAGACATTGAAGCACTTTCAGACTCAGGTGCATTGACAGTTACTTATGGTGCTGACAGACAGTCTATCACTATTGGTGGTTTGACAAATGTTACCACAGTTAAGTTGACTGCACTGGTATCTAAGAATATTGTTTCTAGAAAAATTAAAACCGCATCTAAGATGCGTGCTATGAAAATCACTAGGACTGCAAAACAACAAGACGTCCAAAGATTTGGTCTACTATATGGAGGACTTTATGGCACAAGAATCGAAGACACTGAGATCTCATTCGGTCTCAACGATGTATATAAACTCCACGCAGTCTATGAATCCTCAGATGACAACCCTCCCAAGATACCTTACATTGTACTCTCAGAGGCAACTTTCTTTGCACCTGGCACAGTTATCACAGGAGGCACAAGTGGAGCAAGAGCAATAGTTGTATCATTTATCAACTCAACTCTAAGACTTTATAATGTTGATCTTAACGGATCCTCGTTTAGTCCTGGCGAAACAGTAACAGGTGTAGACGCTGATAATAACGTATTGACTGCAACTATTGATGATGCTGACGGATCTGTTGAAAAAGGATCTAAAGTTATCACAAATCAATATGAATTAAATCAAGCACAAAACCCATTCTTCTATGATGTATCACGTCTAGTAAGAAAACCTGGCACAACTCCTCCAACTAGACAGTTGATGGCAGTGTTTGACTACTTCATTCATGAAGCATCAGGAGATTATTTCTCTGGTCAATCATATACTGGTATAGAATTTTCAGATATTCCTTCACCTATACTTAAAGGATCTAGTCAAACTGTTAGAGATCAGATTGACTTTAGACCTGCAGTTGGTGAATTAGCAACAGGACAAGGTACAGTTGGTAGTCCTTTCGAGGTTACTTGTGCAACTCTTGACTTTGATGCAAGACAATTCTCTACTACTGGACAGGGTGCAGGTGCTGCAGCAGCAGCGACATTGTTTGATATTCCTAAGGCAGAAACAGAATTCCGTTGTGACTTTGATTACTACCTACCTAGGACAGATAAACTATTCCTAACTCACGATAACAAGTTACAGTTACTTAAAGGTAATTCTTCCGAAGATCCACAACCACCCGACAATATGCAAAATGCTATGTGTCTAGCGACATTGAAGCATAGAGCATATATGTTTGATCCTGAGCGTGACTCAACAATTAACCAAGAAATCATCAAGCGTTATACGATGAAAGACATTGGTGATATGGAGAAACGTCTCACCAACGTTGAATATTATACTGCATTATCTTTATTAGAAGTTAAAGCAGAAAATACCGCTTCTTATGACGAGAATGGTTTTGATAGATTAAAGAATGGTTTTGTTGTAGATGACTTTACTGATCATAAGATTGGTGATGTTAATAGTGCAGATTATAAATGCTCTCTAGATTTCAAAGAAGGAATCTTGAGACCTTCTCACTTCACACAGAATGTCCCTCTAAAAATTAACCAAACAAAATCAACTAATGTTACAACAACTCCTGCAAACATTTGCATGCTACCATATACAGATGTTGAAATCGTTAAGCAGCCCTATTGTTCGCGATCCGAGAACGTTAACCCATTTAACGTCTTTACTTTCATCGGGCGTATTGATCTTAATCCTACATCAGACGACTGGATCGAAACAAATAGACTTCCAGCTAGAGTAGAGAATGTAGAAGGAGATTTCTCATCAGTACAAAATGAATTAAATATTGATCCTAACACAGGTTTTGCACCTATCCAATGGGGTGGTTGGGAAACTAACTGGGTTGGAGAAAGTTTAATTTCTACAGATACCATCATTAACAGGACTGGTAGTCATAGTGGTGGAGGTACTTGGGTCGGCACAAGACATCAAGGTCTTGAATTTATTCACGAAAGACGCACATTTGCAGTCACAGAGAATCAGTCTAGACAAGGTATTAGGACAAGAATTGTACCTAAGATTGAAAGAAAATCTATGGGTGACACAATATTATCACAGACTGCTGTCCCATGGATCAGATCTAGAAACATTGCATTTGATGTTTATAGAATGAAACCAAGGACTAGAGTATATGCATTCTTTGATGGAGTTGATATTACAGCATACATTACACCTAAAGTAATTGAGTTAAACAAGACAGGTAGTAACAGTAATATCATTAACGAAGTTGTAACTGCACCAGGTGCTAATACATTTAACCAACCTTCTGACAGCACGATTGATAACAGTAACCAAATACCATTTGTGGTAGGTGAGACTGTTGTTGGTATTGAGAGTGGCGTGAAGATAAAAGTTGCTGCAGCAGATGACGCATATGTAACTACACCATATGGCACAGGTGCTGCAACATTACCTTCATCATATGCATCTAACACCAACATATTAAATATTGACGTCGATGAGATGGCGTCTACTGCCAACGGTGAATTCCAAGGTAACGTTAAAATTGGTGAATTGCTTGTAGGTCTAACCTCAGGTGCTGCTGCATATGTTAAAGACCGTCGTCTATTGACTGACAACGTTGGTAACTTTAAAGGCACTTTCTATATTCCATCTCCTAAAATTGACTCCAACCCACGTTGGTCAACAGGTACAAGGACTATTAGATTGACAACTAGTGCTTCAAATGAAAGGACACCTGGCACAGTTGACTCATCTGCTGACGTAGAATACAGAGCAACAGGTACATTGCAGACTGTTAGAGAAAACATTCTTGCAATTAGAAATGCTGAGATCGTCCGTGACACAGTTAGTGATGAAAGAGTATTAACAAACTCTACTAGGACTGAGACTAGACAGATTGGTTGGTATGACCCTCTTGCACAATCATTCATTGTGGATGAAGAAGGTGGTATTATGATTACCTCTGTTGATCTATTCTTTAGGACTAAGGACTCCAACATTCCTCTTTCCATGCAGATAAGGACTATGGAGAATGGTAATCCTACTAAAGATATCTTACCTCTATCTGATATTACAGTTAACGCTGCAGATGTTGAGATATCAGAAAGTGGATTGATTCCAACAAGATTTACATTTAGATCTCCTGTTTATATTAAACAGTCGGTTGAATATTGTTTCGTATTACTATCTGACTCTAACGAATATCAAGTCTGGATATCCAGAATGGGTGACGTAGAAAAATCAGGTAACAGGACAATATCTGAGCAACCATATGCAGGTGTGTTATTCAAATCACAAAACGCATCTACTTGGACTGCTGACCAATATGAGGATCTTAAGTTTACAATTTATAAAGCAGCATTCGATACTAACGTAACTGGCACAGTAACACTCGAAAACGTTGAGATGGGTGAGACCAATGGTGGTTATACTAGATTAGTAGATAACCCAGTAGTTACTATTCAACCAGAGCAAGTATTGACTCTACCATCAGGATCATTTGACTACACAGTTGGTGCTAGATTAACTCAGTCACCATCAGGTGCATCTGGCACAGTGTCAGCATTTGATTCAACAGCATCACCTAATACTATTACTATCAATGATATATCAGGTATATGGTCTGCAGGTTTCTTAGATGCAAGTAATAATGCATTCCAAGGAATCGTATCGTCTCAGGCGACCGCGATTTTCCAGTTGTCTACAGTGTCTAACGGTGACTTCTCACCTAGACCTAATCCTGCAACAGGTACTGCAACTACAACAAACGACATTATAACTGGATCTACATCCAATTCTACTGCAAGAGTTACAGCATACTATGCGACAGGTGATACTCTACCTGATAATAGTACTGCAACTAATCCTGTATTGTATGTAAACTATGTTGATAAAGACTTCGACCTTGCAGACACTCTCTCGGAGAATGGCGGGGTTGTCACTGCTACTATTACCTCTGTTGCCTATAGTGGAGACACAAGGAATAACTACCCTGTTTCGGCACCATCATATCAGGCGAAGGATCGTAAAGTCCTCGTGTATCACAAGAATCATTGTATGCACCAACGTACCAACAATGTTGACGTCAAAGGTATAATCTCAGAAATTCCACCAACAACATTGACTTCTTCGTTGGCAGCAGGTGCTACATCTATTAACGTAGAGAGTGCAATAGCATTCCATACACAAGTTAATGGACAAGCGATCGGTAACCTAAATCCTGGTTACTTAATGATCGGTAGTGAGATTATTCAATACTCTGCTATCGCTACAGATGGTAAAGTGGTTACAGTTGCAACGTCTGGTAGAGGATCTAACGGCACCGCTGACCAAGATCATCCTACTGGATCACCTGTAGTTTGTTATAACCTTGATGGTATTCCTCTTACAGAAATCAACAAGGTACATGATGGAATAGAAGATCCATGGATGGATCATTACTTATTGAATACTACATCCGTTGCTAACAACGGTATTAGAGGTGGTGGTTTCATGGCAATGGCATCTCAAAACTATCAATTTGAGACTCTACGTCCATCAGTTGCCAACTTAGTATTCCCAGAAACAAGTATTGTTTCTCGTGTAAATACTACTAGCAGCACCTCCGTTGGAGATGGCACGGCGGTTGTGGATCAAGCATCCTTCGTTAACAACGGTGCATATTATGACATCACACTAAATACAGAAAATTACTTCGCAACTCCTCAGATGATCTGCTCTAAGGTTAATGAGGATAATAAGTTGGGTGGTAATAAAAGTATATCTCTTGACTGCACATTAAATACTGAGAATCCTAACGTCTCACCATATGTGGATCTTGATAGGACATCTCTTATCACGATCAGTAATAGAATCAACTACTGGCCAGGTGGTCCTCAACCTCTTGGTATCAACAGTTTGATTGAATCTACTGCAAACGTATCCTTAGAGCCTAGTGGAGATCAAAACGACGCCGTTTATCTCACAAGAATAGCAAACCTTGCTCAACTTTCACGCACACTTAAGATTGATTTTGGTTGCTATCGCCCACAAGGGACTGAAACAAGAGTTTATATTAAGACTTTTGAATCAGGAAGTGAAGTTGATCCTGATACAATCAACTTTGTAGAGATACAACCTAAGGTTGCAATTCCTGCGTCGGACGTTTTTGAATTTAGAGATTATTCTTACGAAGCAACTGGACTTAATTTCAACGCTTTCCAAGTGAAGATTGTAATGAGGTCTAGAAATCAAGCATCTGTCCCTCAGATTATTGACTTTAGGTCTACAGCACTCGCTACTTAAAGTACCTAAACTTCGATCCCGAAAACCGACAAGCTTAGTCTACTTATTATTTTATTATTTGTCAAGCTATGGACTTTAGAAAACTCATTCCTGTTGATGGAAAAGAGGGTTGGTATCGTGATCCCCTGACAAATGCCATCGTAAACAACAATACATCAGAATACGAAAAATACATGAATGCCTATAACAAGCGGGCAAAACAGGAAGTCACAATAGAGACTTTACAAACTGAAGTTGATGAAGTAAAATCAGATCTAAAGGATATTAAAGGTCTACTCAAATCATTATTGGAGCTACAAAATGACAGCAACTAAAACTGAATCTCTTTCTAAGGAAGAGCTTCTTGATCAATTCAAGACTCGTTACGAAAAGTTGATTGGTGAAAACAAAGAATTGACTGACAAAATTCGTCAAAACGAGCAGACAGCACTTAAACTATTAGGTGCAATCGAAACATTAGAATATCTATCACCTGAGAAACTAGCTGCAACAACAGAGGTCACTGAGGACATAAATAGTCCAGAATAACATAGTGTGCAGTTGCAAGGATCCTTTAAGCAATGGCAAATAGACTACAACTAAGACGTGATGGTGCTCAGCAGTGGGCAAACATTAACCCGATACTTGCTCAGGGTGAGTTAGGTATCGAGATTGACACGTCTAGAATAAAAATTGGTGACGGTGTTACTCCGTGGAATAGTTTACGCTATGAGCGTCCACTAGAAACGGAATCTAATACTGCGAACACTCTTGTTAAGAGGGATGCTGACGGTAACTTTGAGGCAGGTGCAATCACTGGATCTCTGGTAGGTAACTCAGCAACAGCAACTAGATTAGCAAACGCAAGACAGATCACTCTTGGTGGTGACATGTCTGGTAGTGGTACTTTTGATGGATCTGCAAACTTAACCATTACTGCTGAGTTGAATTATCAACCAGGCTTACCTCATTATGATGCTAATGATTTAGATGCTACAGGGACATATACACAGTTAACACTAGACTCTCGTGGTCGTGTTACTGCTGCTACTAACCCAACAACTTTATCAGAATATGGTATTGCTGACGCTCAGGCAGCGGACACAGATTTACAATCTATAGCAGACATGACATCCTTTGGTTTGATGTCACGTCAAGCAGAAGGTACAATTACAACTAGGACACTAACAGGTGGATCTGGTCGTTTAGTAATTAATAATGGTAACGGTCAAAGTAATAACCCATTTATTGACCTTGCTGATACCACAGTTGTCGTTGGTTACTACAACCCTACAGGTAACTTAGACACTCCACTAGTATCGGTAAATTTACCCGACGACGAAACTGTAAACACAACAGAATTTACAGTAGATAGATATGGTCGTTTAACACAAGCATTAACCATTCCGATCGCTACCGCTACACAAGGTAGTGAGGTGAGTGCATTCGACAACGCAACAACTTACGCTCGCTATGCAAAAGTCAAAAATGCAAGTAATCGCTTGTATGAGGCTATCGCTGCTATCAGTTCTGGAGGCGGTGAGCCTACACACACGGACACCTCCGACACAGGGTCTTGGCGTTATTTGGGAACTGCTGTAACCCCACAAAAGGGTTTAGCATCTTTCAATCAAGAGGATTTTGATGTAACAGCATGGAATCCTGCAAGTGGATATGAAGGTGGTTTTGTAACCATCGCTGAGAATGGAGTAGATAATCTACAACTACAAAATAATAGAATCTCTTTTGCTGATGGTAATACAAAAGAGGATTTTGAATTAGATCAGGAGTTAACATCAACTACTGGTTATAGAGGATTTAATTATCTTAATTATACGAAGGTAAACGATACAACTGGTAACCTACTCTTTGGTGTTAATAATACTGGTGATGGTAGTGGTGGGACTCAACAGTTAATCACTAACATAGCAGTTACAGTTGGTGTAGATAATGTTGGTGGACAGTCCACAGGTGTATTTTACTTAGATGCTGTAGAGAAACCTAGCATTGGTCTTAAGAAAGGAGTAACTTACGTCTTCGACCAATCTGATAATAGCAACGAAGTATACGGTGGAATGAATCATCCACTGATGTTTAGCACAGGATCTGATGGTGACCATAATGGTAATGGTCATTACATGATGGGTGTTACCTATAAGTTAGATGGTGCTGTCGTTACTATGGCAGGGTATGTAAGTGGTTTTGATGCTGCTACAACTCGTGTCGCAGAAATTTTAGTGCAGACTGATGCACCTGCAAGTTTATACTATTGGTGTCATCATCACACAGGACAAGGTAATAGTTTAACTATCACTGATGGTGGTGCAGGAGAAGTTGATATTAATGTAAGGACTTACTTCTCTGATCCAGATATTACTTTAGATGGTGCAATCGACCAGACTCTAGACAAGACTGGTAATGGTAATCTTACTTTCCAACATACACAAAATACAACAGAAGATCGCACTCTATTAATTAATGCGACAAATGCAGGTAGTGGTAATGCTCTTATCAATATCACTTCTGAAAATGATATTACTATCAATGCCACAAACGTTGCCAATAGAGTCAACGTAGAGGACTTCCATTTCCAAGACAACGTTATTTCAACTACCAACTCTACGTTGATAATTGATCCTAATGACGATGATGGTGCTACTGGTCTTGTTAGAGTCCGTGGAGATCTCCAAGTAGATGGCACAACTACAACTGTAAACTCAACTACAATAACAGTCCAAGATCCTATCATCACTCTAGGTGGTGAAGATACTCTTGTATCAGATGATAACTTAGACCGTGGTGTAGAATTTAGATATTATGATACACAAGAAAGATTCGGATTCTTCGGGTGGGACGAAGATTATGCAGACAGCAATATATGGTCTGGCACTGGCGGGTATCGCTTCCTCTACAATGCGACCAACTCTTCTGAAACATTTACTGGGACTGACGCTGCTATCATTGGTGGTAACCTCAGATTAACAACTAATACAGGATCTACTTGGAAGACACCTACAACAGGTACACTAGTTGTAACTGGTGGTGCAGGTATTTCTGAAAATCTTAACGTCGGTGGCACAACCCACTTGAATGGTAACGTTGAGATTGATGGCACTGTTGACATAGATGCAAACTTCGCTGTTAGAAATGGCACTACTGATAAGGTTACTATCGAAAGTGCTACAGGTAACACAGTTATTGAAGGTACAGTTGATATTCAGTTACAAACAACTATAACTGATGGTCTTCTTTTACAAGCAGATAATAAAAAATTCGAGATTAAAACTGCAGGTGGCACTAGTGTATTTGATATTGATACAGATAATGGTAATACACATACAGATGGCACATTAGATGTAGATAGTGGAGTAACATTTAATAGCACTCTTGATGTAGATTCTGCTGTTACATTTAATTCAACATTGGATGTTGATAATGATTCAGTATTCCATGATGATATTACACTTGATACCACTGGTAAGAATTTCAAGATTACAAACGGCACTGATGATAAATTTACCGTCCTTTCTACAAATGGTAATACAGATATCAGAGGCACACTTACTGTAGGATCAGCAGTAGTATTAGAAAATACTTTCCAAGTAGATGGCAACGCTACTATTGGTAATCAATCTAGTGATACATTAACAGTTAACTCAGACACTACCCTTACAGATAACCTTACAGTTAATCAAGCGGTAGATTTTGATTCAACTCTTAATGTAGATCAGGCAGTAGATTTTAATTCTACTTTAACTGTAGATGGCACAACCACAGTCTACGATTCTATAATCTTACAGTCTGATAACGAAGTCTTTAATATCAACAATGCTTCTGGTCAGATACAGTTTGCAGTTGATAGTGATAATGGTAATACAATAATTGGTCGTGTTGGACAAGGCACAGGTACTTTGACAGTCCACGGTGACGCAACCTTTAATGACAATACACAGTTTACTGACAACGTAACTATCGGTAATGCAAACACCGATACTCTTACAGTCAATAGCAACACAAC